CTGATTCATGGGTTCCGTCTATCAGTGATGTATTTGCAGAAGATTGGGAGATTGTTCTTTCCTAATATAAGAATACGCAGATATAGGTGTGGTTGGAAATCTTCCATTTGTTTGGATTCTCCATATCATAACCTATTATGCGTAGGTTCTCCCTATTGTATGGTTTGCCCTAGAAATAAAGGGGTGCTTAGATTATTTAATCTTAAATTTGTAAAGTGTATGGAAATTAAGTCTGCAAGTATTAGGGCTGAAAAACTTATAATTACCGACAGCTCCACAAAAGAGGACTACAAGAAGGTTCTTTCCCTTAATGTAGGGGATGTGTTCAAAGTTGAAGGTGACTATGAAACGTGCCTAGCACGCATTGAGGAAGTACGTGCCGAAACTGAGGGTTCTCCCGAAACGTTCGGAGTATGTCCTATAACTCCGGGCACTTCCTTATTCACTGTCTACGGACCACAGCATCTTATTGTTACTGATAAGATGTAAAGTCAGCATTTTGTCCGGCATTTGGACATTTTAAAAACAAAACGTATATTTGAAGTACAAAATTAAACAAAACGCTTACCCGTTAAAACGGTAGGCAACATTATTAATCTTTTAAAATTAAATTATTATGGTATTCGGAAAAATTAAACCAGTAGCTACAATCGTAGCACAATTCGCAGCAGGTGTTGAAGTTGAGTGCATCCAACATGAAGGTAAAATGTTTATGCCTGTCATTGCAGGTGACTTTGACACGGTAGATGATGGTAAAAAAATTGAGGATTCTCCTGCACCTAAGAAATCCGCACCCAAACCGGCTCCGCAAGAGGAAGAGGCTGCTGACGAAAAAGTCTATACCGAAGATGAACTGATGGATATGGACGTTAAGGAACTTACCAAAATTCTGAAAAACGACTTTAAAATAAATCCGGATGATTTTGACGGTAAGAACACCAACAAGAAACTCCGTAATCTGATTCTTGATGCACAGGAAAAAGGTGGTGATAATTCTTCTGATGCAGAAGCAGAGGATGAAAAGCCGGCTCCGAAAAAAGGTAAGTCAAAAGTCGAAGAGGAAGAAGAAACTGAGGATGGTAGTGATGATGAACTGATTGATAACATTGCCGATGTTCTTGAGGACTTCGACAGTGGTAAGAAGAACAAGAAAAAGGCTGTTGCTGCAATTATCGCTTTCGCTGAAAATGAAGATGATGTTGATGCAACAGCGGTGAGTGAAGCCCTTTCCGATTTTGAAGATGATGAAAAGGCAAGCATTGATGTTATGGCTGAACAAATTGCCAAACTCCTTACCAAGAAAAAAGGTAAATCCACTGCTGCAAAATCAAAGAAAAAACCTGCTGAACCGGAAGGTGAGGATGTTGAAATAGACGACCTTGAAAAAGGTGATTTGGTTGCCGTTTACTGGGATGATGAAGAAACCAAAGGATGGTTCAACGGTAAGGTTTCGTCAATCAAGAAAGGTATTGTGAAAGTTAAATATGATGATGGCTCCGAGGACGACCTTGACCCAGAAGTTCATACAAAGATTCGCAGACTGGAAGAGTAATCCGATTACCATTTAGTTTGAGAGCCGATGGTTAGTTCCTTCGGCTCTTTTTTGTTTCACCTAATTTTCAAGACTTATGCCAAAGAGAAAAAAATCAGTTACATTACTAAGTAATGAGCAACTTGCACTCCAAGGATTGGAGTTCATAAATAAAAAGGAACAGGAAAAAGCCATAACCAATGAATTGAAAACATTACGTGTTCCTTTGGAAGATGCGGTTATGGAAATCGGTAGTGAAGATGAAAAAGGTAACAAGTATATCATACTGGAACACGCTGACAAGGAGATTGTCCTAAAGGAAACCTTGCGGTGTGGGAAATCCTTGCTTCCCGAAGCCATAGAAGTATTGAAAAAGAACGGGTTCAAACATTGCATAGAGAAAGTGGAAGTTATCCGTGAATCCGTACTTGAAGATGCCATACTTAACGGTGAGATTGACGAATCCATACTTTCACAGATTTACGGTATGAAAACATCTTATGCTTTTTCCGCTTCTTTAAGAAATCGGTTCGATGGAGAAATTAAAGACTAGAACATTCAAAGTTAACGGTATAGTCGTAAAGGTTGTTACCGTTATGGGGTTTGCCCGTATAATCGGCAAGAGTGCCAGTACCGTAAGACGGTATGAGCACGAGGGTACTATTCCTCCTTGTATCTTTAAAATAAAAGGATACCGATATTATCCCGTATCTCTTGCCGAGGAAACGGCAAAAATAATTGAAACTTTCAAGGGCAGTGAAAGACCTCCTGCCGAGAAAGTCGCTCAGATACATGAACTTTTTGAAAACGAAAGGAGAAAATATGCCTACTAAATCAACTCTCAAGAAACCTGCTTTGGAGGTTAGAAATGATGCTTCCGTATATTACGAGAAATCACTTACAAAAAATTTGGGTGACTATAACTCTGCAAAGATAACTGTCGGAATCACATTGCCGATAAATCCTACCGAGGAAGTTTTGGCATCCGTGAAATCCACCATTGAAATTGCGGACAATATTGTTACCGAGGAATTGAAAGTACAGGTTGCTGATTTAGATGAGAAGTAATGAACAGTCTATTCAAGTTACGGAAGAACATGGCTATCACAGGTCTTGTTCCTTTCAAGTATTTGCTATATGCTGCATTACTTACCAAGGTAACTTCCTTTGAACCGGAAGATAGTGACGAGAAATTCGGTGTATTCTCTGAGAACATATCCGACTTGTACGACTATTTTCCGGAGTTCAATTCCAAGAAAAACAATGAGATTGATAAGGCTCTTGACGATTTGGCGGATGAGGGTCTTATCAGTTTTGACGCAGAAAATCCCGAACTTATTTATCTTGGGGAGTTCAGAGGAAGGAAGTTCTTTACCTTTGAAGTTAAGAGCAGTTTGTTTGAGGAAGCCAAACAGAAACTTGACGATGCCATAAAGGCGTATGGTAAATCCCGTTCCGCAAAAGACAAATCACGGAGCAGGTATATACGTGAGCAGATTGACAAACTGATTGCCGAAAAAGGTGTCGAGGCATTTACTCCGAATGATTTTACAGACCTGCACAGTTACCTGTATGAAATGTACACAGGTGGGGAGGTGTATATCATACGGAGTAAAGTCGAATATTTCCAGACCAACAATATGCTCAAGGCGTATGACAGGTTTACTGTTTTCGCAATTCTTATAGAGGGAACTTTGAACTATGACGAGTATTCCACAAGAGGTGTGCCCACACTTACAAATGTGGCTTACCGAAAGGATGATATTTTCCGCAAACTTACCAGAACCGATTCTGACAGTAAGGACTATATGCGTGAAATGGATACTACTGATGGTTCATTTTAATATTATACTATGACACAGAAAGAAACTGAATATTATTTGTACTGTGGGATAAAACTCGGTTGGCATGATAAGACCTTTGCCGACTACACCAATGATGAGAAAGCGTTAAAGATGGTACGTAACTATATACGGAAATCCGATGAGTTTGTCAATGACGGATTAGGAATGTATCTTTGGGGGAGCAATGGTACAGGAAAATCACATTTGCTTAATTGCGCTTTTAAGAGATTCATTGAAAAGGGTTACACAGTTAGGTTGTTCTCTATGGATGAACTTGTTGACAAATATACAAGCTCGTGGTATTCTGACGAACAGAAACAGGACTTGACCAAGATTCTTCGTGATGTACAATTTCTAGGTATTGATGAGTTCGGAAAGAACGTGGATTCATCAGGAGAACCATTACCGATACCGGATTTTGTAAAACGGGTGATTGAATCAGTAGTCCGTTACCGTGTTCAGATGAAACGCCCCCTGTGGATAACATCCAATACGGAACCTAAATATGTCAAGAAGGTATTTTCGGAAGATGTCGCTTCCCTGTTGAGTGAGGCGGTTGTTACCGTATGCGTTACAGGTGGTGATTTCAGAAAGACTATTGCCAGTAGGAACAAAAGAAAATTAATGTAACAATGACCGAGGGAGAAAAGTTGATGGTTGCTTGCTTGAAACGCAAAGACCAAAAGATACTATCGCTTATCCAGCGAAAATGGTTGGATGGTGCTGAGATACGACAACATAAGTTTATCATGGACTACTATCGTGAACATGGTGAGATTATGGGTGTGAAATCTTTCTGTGAGAGATTTAAACTGGATTCGGGAACTGTGGATTCCCGACCCAGTTACTATCTCAACAATGTAAAGGAAAGATTCATATTCGCCACTATGACCGACAATATCCCAAGAATATTGCGTGGGATAAAGGACGACCCCCGTGAGAAACTTTTTGAGTTGCAGTCTTTGATAGGTATGCTTTCGGTGGATGCGGTTGAAAGTAAGGATGTGTTATACTCCGATGATGTGGAAGCACGTAAGGCTGATTACGAGGAACGTATGAAATCTTTAGGTGTTACATATCTTTCCATGGGGTGTGATGATTTGGACAAAACTTTCTTCGGATACCGTAAACAGGATTTAATTACCATTGGTGGTAAGGCTGGTCAAGGTAAATCGTGGCTGCTTGTTTATCTGGCTTATCTTCTTGAGCAGACCATACTTGACCGTATGGAAGCTACGGAAGAAACTTTCGGTGATATACTGTTTATCACAAATGAAATGGGAGAGGAAGAAATAAAGGAGCGTATTGACTGCATCCGTTTCAAGCTCCCCTATGAGAAGTTTATGAAAGGTACATTATCCGAAAGGGAAAAGTCACGCTATTATAGAGGTCTTGACGCTCTTAAAAAACATAAGTCCAAGATAAGGATAGTTTACAGTTGCCAGACCATTGACGAACTTGCAACCTTTATGGGTCTGTACCAGCCTAGTGCGGTATTCGTGGACGGTTCCTATCTTATGGAAAGTAAGATGCAGGAGGGTTGGGAGAAAATAGTCTACATTACCCGTAATCTGAAACGGCTCGCAAAAAATTTCAAGACACCCATTATCAATACCACACAGTTGAAGCGTGGTTCCTCAAAGACAGCCAGTAAGTTTTCTATGGACGGTATGGAAGATTTTGCATACGGTAACTCATTCGTGCAAGATTCGGATATTGCCATAAGAATGTTTCAGGATGCCGATATGAGGTTTCACGATATAATCGGTTGTGAAGTTGTAAAGGCAAGACGTGTCGTTTCCGGAACTACTCTGATTTTCCAGAATGATTTGGATAATATGCTTCATTCAATTACCTTAGCTAAAAAAGAGGAAGATGAAAGACCGAAAGTCGAAACTAAAACAGACTATTGATTTTGTGGACATGAACGGTGTGGGTACTGTCAGATGCCATGATGGATTTCGTGACGTTATGGTGTACGGGTACTTTCATAGATACCATTGGGATTTTATTGTCCATCAGGATGTGGAATTTCCCGACTGCTACATAGTAAGTGAGGCATCTACCGGAATGTGTATGACCGACCCATGTTTCGCTGTTATGGAGGATGCCTTGTCTGCGGCACTTTCCGTTATTGATGAAAAACGGTATTATTTTTTCACCCGTACAAAAGATGTGCTCGTGGATGGAAAGTACAACCTTAATAATAGAAATACGAATCCTTTAACTTTAGGAGTTATGCAGTTATGTATGAATTAATAAAAGAAACCGGAACAACTTTTGTTTATGCCTATAATGGAACACATGGTGAGATAAAGGCATTTGATTTCCTGTACAGCCATGTTATGTACCATGAGGGTTTTAAGTATTATGTGGGTCATATGGACGGTTATCCCAAAAGGATTGCATTGGTTGAAGCCAATTCCCATGCCTTTGCAGTTACTTATCAGGAAACGGTTCCCAACATAGCTGCAAAAAAACTTTGTGACTTTTATATGTTCAAGCTCAAGAAAAAAGGCCTTGATGTTCCATCGGCTGTTGACAGTTTTAATTCACGGAATAATTTATTTATTGATATATGGAAGATAATAATGTAAGACCGTCTTTCTTTAAGAGAATCGGTTTGTTTTTTCAATTCTTGTGGGAAGCAGTCAAGAATAACTACGTTTCCTTTATTACATGGATGCTTATAGTCATTTGTGTATTGTTCGTTATCTGGCTGTTCATTGAGCCTATCGTATGGTGGACACCTATATCTGAGGTTCGGTTATACGTCCGGGCATTTCTTATCATGTTTGCCATAAGCACTTTCTCTACGTTACGACTGTATAATTCCATTGTAGTAAACAGCCGTTTTGCTTTGAAGTTGCGTGAGATACTTACCCGTATTGAGAGATTGCTCCCACGCATCAATCAGGTTATGGAATCATCCCGTACATCCGCAAAGGAGAATACAAGTGCCATGACAAGACTTTCTGCCAGTCTGAAAAAATTGTCGGAAGCTATGGATGATTTCAACAGAATGGAGAATAACAAAAATAACAGAAGAAGCAATGACTGATTTGCTGGAGGTATTCAAAGATTTCAATCCGCAGAAAATGACCAACGGGCAGATTCGTATGGAATGCCCGTTTCGTGAAAATCATCCGGACGGTAGCGGAAGAATGTCATTCTTTGTATCTCCCGATAAGAACGCTTTCCATTGTTTTTCCTGTGGAGCACACGGAAACCTAGTACGTTTGCTTACCACGAAGTTCGGAGTCAACTATTTCGAGGCGGTGGAAATGGTTAACCTTGTTGACTATCATCCCGAAGAAAAGGAGTTCGAGCTTGACTTAATGTGGGATGTGAATAATCCTCCGCAGGAATTTCTTAAAAGGGGTTTGCGCAGAGATACTTTGAAACATTTTCGTGTGGGCATGATGGACAAGGAATGGTTCGTTATTCCTTATTACAAGGATTTCTCCAATCCGGACACTTTGCTCGGTTATCAGAGAAGATGCTATTATCCCGACCGGAAAGTCCGTAACAGTAAAGGGTTCGATAAAAAGAATTACTTGTATAACCTTGACTTTTCATATAACTATGTAGTAGTTGTGGAAGGTCAGACTGATGTTATGCGGTTATATCAGCATGGTTATAACGCTACGGGTATCATGGGGGCTGACTTAAGTAACTGGCAGGCTGAACAGTTGGGAAAATTTGACAAAGTGTACCTTGCCCTTGATAATGATACTGCCGGACGAAAGGCTACCGAGATTTGCTATCACTTACTTAAAAATCATACCGAGGTGCTATTAGTTCCTTATCTCAGCAAAGACCCGGAAAAATGTATATCTCCGAAAGTATGGAGCAGGGCGTTTAATAATTCTACCGATTATCTGCAATATTCTATGGAAATGACAATGAACTGGGATTCATATTTGGACTTATGTACCGAGGTACAAAAAGAATTGGAGGCAAGAAATGACTAGTGTATATATCAGCAATGAAGAAGAGGCTATAAATTAATCCGATTCTACTTTAGTCAAGGAATTAAAGGCTCTTAAAAAAGGATTTGCATAGATGAAAAAATTTTCTTATATTTAAGTGTGACTGATAAAAGCACATTCGTTTTATTTTATGTGTAACCGGCAATACAATGCCATTTAAAATTAAAGATTATGCCAAGTAAGACTATTGAACGTACACGTTCAAGACGTGGTGGTGATGAAAGTTCACCGAGAAGTTCTAAAAGAGAACAAGGTTGGGGTGCTGTTGCAAGACGACAGGAAGAAGTTAAAAAACGCATTGAAGAAGCTGGAAACTCTCTTCGTGAATTTTGGCTTAAAACTGGTGAAAGCGCCATTATCCAGATTCTCCAAGAAGAACCTTATTGTTTTGATGCACATCAAGTGAAAGACAAAAGAGGAAAATGGACTATTGTTCCCTGTCAATTGAATACAGGAAAACATTGTGTCCTTTGTTCCGATGGTGTCAAACAGACATGGCGTGCTGCTTTTAAGATTCTTGATTACCGTGGTACTTGGGATAGTGAGAAGAAACGGTTTAAGAACGACAAACCTGTTGAAAAGATATGGATTGTCGGTTCTACTATCGCTAACTCACTTAAACAGGTTAGGGATAAGGACAAGAAAGGAAGAGAACTTAATCAAATGGTTCTTGAGGTCACACGTTCCGGCGAGGGTAAGGAGTCCACTTATAACTTCGAGCAGGCTTTTGACGAAGATGATAAGCGTATGCGACCTATTGACTGGGATGAACAAGGAATGACTGCCGAGGAATATTGCCAGCCGCCTACGGAGGACGAAATTGACGAAGCAGGTTATACCGATGAAGATTAAGTGTTAACTGTAAGGAGTTAGGTTCAAGACTTAACTCCTTATTCTTATTTGAAGTGATTATGATAAAGATTCCTGTTTTCAAAGGTGTGGTTCAGTTACTTGAAAGTATCGGGGAAGTAAAAGAGTATTTCAGTAAGTGCGAAGAGGATAAACTTCTTGCATTTGACTGGGAAACCACAGGGTTGGAATATGATGCGATTCCTCTAGGACTTTCCTTGCACCAAAGAGGTGTGGGGGCTTGTTTTATTCCATTGGATTTCTTCTTCTCAAAAGGGGTTCCAATGAATGAACTTGCCGAAGTTTGCAATGAGAGGTTTCCCCATTACAAGCTGATAGCACACAACGCCAAGTACGATACCATGATAAATAAGATGAACGGTATCAAGGATGAGTGCTATAAGATATTCGCGGACACACTGGTTATGGTTCATCTAGTAAACCCGTCACTCGACAAACAGCTAGAGAAACGTGTTGCCGAGGATTTCGGTTACGTCAAAAAGACCTTTAAGGAGATATGCGGTAAGGCGTGGAATAAGATAAACTGGTCTGTTGAAGGTGATTCCCTGCTTGAACTTCTTGCTGGCTATGCTGGTGAGGATACTTACTGGACCACGAAAGTATTCTACAAGTATAATCCTCTTATGGATGAGGATGCCCATAGAATACATGATAGAATTGAACTTCCGCTTATTCCGATTCTTCGGGATGCCAAAATTCGTGGGGTTCTTATTGATGTTCCCTTGTTAAAGGAAATGGGTGAGCAGATAACTGCCGAACTTCCCAAGATACTTGATGAGGTGTATGATGAGTGCGGTTGTGTGTTCAACTTAAATTCTGCAAAGCAGAAAGCTGCCGTATTCTTTGATAAGATGAAACTTCCTATTGTAAGCTATTCCAAAAAAACAGGAGCACCCAGTACGGATGCTGCTACATTTGAGGAATGGGATTCTATGGGAATACGTGTCGGTGCTCTTATGAACGAATATTCGGAGTTGAACAAATTGTACACCGGATATGTTAAGGCTATTCCTAACTTGGTTGACGAGCACTCGGTTCTAAGAGGTGACTTGAACAGTTGTGGTACAAAGACAGGACGTTTCGCATCTACCGGACCTAACTTACAGAACCAACCTAACAATTACCATTTTCCCATACGTGAGGCATTTGTTCCAAGACCGGGCTATAAGTTTGTCAACTATGACTACTCACAGTTGGAACTCCGTGTGATGGCGCACATGAGTAAGGATGAACGGTTTATGGATATCTTCCTGCACGGACGTGACCCACATGGTGAGGTTGCCAAAGCCTGTAATATTACCCGTAAACAGGCAAAATGTGTAAATGAGAACACACTTATTTTTACTGACAAAGGTGTATTACGTATAGGTGAGGTTTCTGCGTGTCGTCTTAAAGACACTTTTGATAGCCCTATGATTTCCTTTGTATTCAACGGTTCCGGAATGATAGGTGTAAATTCGTTCTATTCAAATGGATACGATAGTACACTCGGCATCATTACAAAGCGGGGAATAGTTCGTAGTTCTATTAACCATCAATATGTAATGGCTGATGGCACATTAAAACGTGCAGGCGATTTAAAAATAGGTGATGAAATTTCAGAAAACACCCAAGTGGTCTATGAAGGTTCTGAAACTACAATAGATTATAATCCGTTCTTTGATTTTGGAGATACCTTTTCTATTAGAATGGATTCACAGTGGTCTTATATTGCTGGGGTGTTGACTGGTGACGGATGTTTCTCGGCAAAGCATATAGGTGTTTCTGTGGGAAAAGGGCGATTCTTTAAATCATGGAGGAAAATCCTAAAAGATGAATTTGCTAAAAAAGGACTTCCTCTCACTGAAAGGTCTAATATAAATTATATGTATTTAGGCTCTTCAAGGTTTGTCAAATTTATGATTCCCTTTGGTCTGTCTGATGAACGTGGAAAGAAGAATTTCAAAATTCCTTTGTGGGTTCTTAATGGTAATATTGAAATGCGGAAAAGTTTCCTTGGCGGTCTTATTGATACCGATGGAACAATTTCTGAAACCGGCACTACCAGTATTTGTACCAAGAGTATTCAGCTTGCTGAGGATTTATGTTTCTTATTAAATTCAATAGGGTATAATTTTGGTGTAGAACCAACTTGGAACAAAACCTATGACAGATGGTATTTTAGAATACATATCTATTCAGATTCATTAAGTGATTTGTTACATAGCAATGTTATAAAGTGTCCACATAAGATTGAATCACTTATTGAGCGTGTTTCTAAAATCGGTAAGGGTGCTAAAAATTCACCTAATAAGGTTTTGCAGGTGCTATCTTTAGGAACTGACTATCTATGTGACTTGAATGTAGATTCTCCTAGTCATTTATATATGACCGGAACATTGATTACCCATAATACAATGAACTTTGGCGTGCTGTACGGTATGGGAATCGGTAAGTATATGAGAACTTTCAATGTGTCCAAGGAACGTGCCATTGAGATGATTGACAGTTACCATAAGTCGTACATAGGATTTGCCCACTGGAAAGAAGCTACTGAAAATTTTGCCCGAAAACATGGGTACGTGAAAAATCTGTTCGGTAGAATACGTGTTTTCAAGGAAACCACAAAGTCCAAGTTCACCCGTAATGAAGCCATGTATTATGCTGAATTAAGACAGGCGGTAAATACCATTATCCAAGGAACTGGTGCGGATATAGTGAAACTGGCTACTATTGCAATGTGCCGGAAGTTCAAGGAACTTAATCTTGATGCCCATTTTTTATTGCAGGTTCACGATGAGGTTCTTATTGAAGTACGTGAGGACCAAATGATGGAATGTGAAAAAGTGGTTATTGACTGTATGGAAAACACCGTCAAACTGGACGTGCCGTTAATTGCCGATGGCAAAATACTTGCAAACTGGGGCGAGATGAAAAATCCAGATGTACTATCTTATCCATACAGATTCAACTATGGTCTAGTAATGGGAGTATTATAAATGGAAAATTACAAATAAACTATGGCTAAAAAACTTTCAGTCCTAAACTCCATGTTATCCAAGTTCAATGATACGATGGGTGACGGAGTTGTTCACACTGCGGCTACACTACCTAAGTGCCGTAAGATATTAAGCCGTATTCCGGCATATAACTATGTTACCTGTGGAGGTTTCCCCATAGGAAGAGTTATCGAACATTATGGTGAGAACGGTTCCCTTAAAAGCTATGCTTCCTATGATGCCATAGCAAAATTCCAGCACTATGATTGGGCGAACCATGAGCCTAACGCTTTCAAGTCATTCACCTATAAAGGTGATGATACAATGAGGGAACTGGAATCCTTTGAACTGCGTGACGGTTATAAGCCCAAAAAACCACCTGTGGCACGAAGAGTTGCTCTTGTGGATATTGAGGCTACCTACACTCCCGACTGGGGAGAAAATTTCGGTATTGACAATGAGGGTCTTATTTTGGTAAGACCTACCCTACTTAGTAACTGTGTGGATATTATACAGGCATTGCTTGAAAATGAGGAAATAAGTCTTGTGGTTCTGGACAGTATGTCCGCTATCGGTACTGACGAGGAAATAGGAAAATCTATGGAAGACCAGCAGATGGCTTCCGGAGCACGGTTCTGGAATAAGGCGTGCCGTAAATTCCAAGCTGCCATGAACAGTAATCCGACAAAGGAATCCACTCTTATAGTTATCAACTCGGCATACCAAAAAACGGGAATAGCATACGGCGACCCAGAAGTCATACGTAACGGTGAACAGTTGAAGCGCACGAAATCATTATCCGTGAAATTCAAGGCACTTAAAAAACTCAACGCCAAAGTTGATGAGGGTGAGATTGTAATCGGAAGGAACATATCCATTGAATGTGTGAAAAACAAGGTGGGTGTTCCCCAAAGAAGTGCTACATTCTTTTACGCTTATGTGGACTATGGAGGTACACAGGCATATTCTACTGATGCCTCCGGACAGATAGTTGACCTTGCCATGAAATACAATCTTGTAGAACGTAAAGGTTCTTGGTATGACTATAAAGACCTTCACGTACAGGGTATAGATAATTTTGTGAACGAACTTACAAAATCCGGGATGCTTAAAAAGCTGGAAAAGGAGGTGTACCGTGAGATGTTTTAACTTAACTCCCCTACTTATTCCTGTGGCGGTGCTTGTGTTTCTTATGGCTCTCCACACTGAGGTAAGTTTTTCACCGTTCCGTATAACTTTCCATAACTGGAGAATGGTTGTAGGTGTGCTTCTTATTACTTTGGGTGTTCACTTGATATGCCAAGGTGAAATCATAAAGTACAAGAAAGAACATATTGAGAAAATCGAATAACTAACAAATCCGGCTGACGAAGTAACAAAGTAGTAACCAATCATAGGTTAGATAATCAGCAATTATACTACTTTAGTACCGAGTTAGTCGGATATTAATATTTGACTATGGGAAAGAAAATTGAAATGACCGAAGATGAATTTAAGAAAATCGTTCTTATTCTCAAATGCAGCAAGAGATATGTCAACTTATCCCCTAACAATTTGTTTTTGGGGAACCTTTGGAGGGTGTCCAGTAAACTGGCTGACAAGTTGTTGAAAAGAAACGGTTTTCAAATTGTCAAAGGTACAGGAAGTCGTTATACAGTAAAACCTGTGGAGGACAAAAAACCGGAAACTGACTAAAACTTTACGATTATGGCAAAAGGACTTTTTGGAGGACTGTTTGGTGGTCAAGGACTACAAATGGTTGGTAAACTTACAAAGCAGAACATGGAGAAACTTCAAGCATCAAAACCCCATGATGAAAAGAACGTGGAAGATTCACCTCTCCGCAAATTACGTGACGCAATCAAAAAGTAATCTCGAAGCCTCATTGGAAAATCCAGTGGGGCTTTATTTTTCAGATTGTTTTCCTCCTAAATTTTTCCTATATTCAAGTATTAAAAATTTCTCACTATGAAAAAAGGAACCGTACATTTCACATTAGGCGATGATGCAGGCAAACTTCTTATGCAAATCGCCCAAGAGGCATTATTATATGAGTTAGACCCAGAAAAAGCTATAAAGGTAATAACCACATCCCTTATGGGGTGTCCGGATAATATTGCTCTCAAGATACTTAAAGGTGATATGGTCTGTGTAGTAATGGACGATAAGCAGACTATTGAGATTGCTACCTATGACAGGTTTTTACATAAGGATTTTCCCAGACCTAACCTGTCCTCGTGGTATGAAAGAAACCATAAAGAGATTGGTGATACAGCAAGGGAATATTACCGGGCGTTGGAACAAATAGCCCGATTTGTGCAAAAACAAAAACTGGAAATCCCGATTAAGGATGTAGTGGCAGTAGTTCTTTCCGCTACAATGAAGGATTGGGAAACATTCCGTGGAAAACTTTCTCACATGGAGGATGTAGAGCGTATAGTTTTGTTATTGAATCAGTGTACCAAGTTCTTGGACAGAGCCGCCAAATTATATAGAGTGTTTGACTTTATAGATGCCGTTTATCCGGACGTTTCTTGTGATTTGTCAAGAGGCAGACACAATGTAGTTTCCTTATTACAAATAAGGTTAAGTGCTATTATTAGCGGAGAATATTCATCATTACTGAAACAATTTGAAGCCGAGGACGAACAGTTTTCCAAATATATGGAGGGTGCTGAAAACACCAAGGAACTCCTTGCTAAGGAGATACAGCCGGTTTCCATAACTGATAACTATGATGCCGGATGGATTGCACGGGATGGAACCTATTATGGAACAAACGGTTCCTACGCCAATATGCTTCATGCGGCATTGGCTGATGCCCTAAGAAGCCGTATGACCGTAGAAAACGGTGTTGACCCATTGAAAGATTTCCCACATAAATCTATGGACACTTGGTTATGTGAACAAGGGTGGGTAAAGGTGCACAATAACCATATCCTGTATGACGGGTACATTAGAACTGCATATACCAAGAAACCTCCTATTCCGATAAGTGATAAACAGTTGGAGGCAATATCAAGATACGGAAAGTTCTGTCATAAGGGAATGTTGCTATTCGGGCTTACCTATACTCCATGTTCTATGGCTAAACTGGAAATGATGGAACCGCTTATGATTGCTAAACTTTTAGACTTTGGTTTATTATGAAATATTTAAGAATACATTAAAATGCTTGACTGATGAATAAAGAAATTGAAAAAGCCGCCTATAAGTTTGCGGAATCGCAAAATGACGGAAGTGCTTTTACTGCTTACTATAAAGGATTTATTTCGGGTGCACAGTTTAAGGAAAACACTGATAATGTTTCTTTGAACAAGAATACTATTCCACCAATGACAAATTCACTTGGAAAACATTGGGTACAACCAGACCCTAGCGGTTTTGTTTTGGACGATGATTATGTGCTTATGAGTAAACTGGACTTTGACTTATTGCCGGATTATACAAACTCCGAGCCTACGGGTAAGTATAACGGTAAAATGTGGAAAGGACAGTTTAATACTACTAAAGGTAAGAAATGGTTTCTTGCATGGTGTCACGATGAGAATGAGGTTTCCAATCTTATTTGTATTTCTTACCGTGAAATATTGGTAGTATAGATTATATGGATAATTGAATTCTTACAGTTATGAAGAAGGTAGAAGTAGGAACCCTTGATAGTCACGAACTGTTTGAACACAGGGGAGTAATCTATGAGGTTTTATATAAGACGGATTATTGTGTCCGTTGCCAATACCCGAATGACAAATACCGTTACAGGGATAAATGGAAATATCTCTATACCGAGTTTAGTTTATGGACAAAAGTGAACAAGATATGAAAACACTGGTTTTTGATGTAATGCTTGACGGGCGGTTTATACATACGTTCAGATACCAATACTGCCCGTTGTTCCCGATAGACGAAGAGGAACTAGAGAAGTTTGTCACTGACAGGCTTCCTACGTTAAAAGGAAAAGATTTTAAAATAGTATTTTGATATGAAACAGACAGTAGAAGAAGCAGCAAGAGAAAATATCCTGTTTAATCACAGGACAGTTGACAGAACTTTGTTTGGTAAAGATTTGGCAAAGTTTGGAGAGATGAATTTCGTTCAAGGTGCCGAATGGCAGTCAAAGCAATCTCCTTGGATAAGCGTTAATGAACGGTTGCCGGAAAATAACACAGTGGTTCTGACAAGAGGGGCTTATGGCTTCCTTATTTGCCAGCTTTCATCTTTGGGTGAATGGGAAACTGGAGCAAATGTTAATAAAGAAAGGTTAGGCATTACCCATTGGTTACCTATCCCGTCTTTCGATGAAATACTTGAAGCCAACAGGGATGTGCTTGAACGAATTAAAGAGAAAGGAGATTGAATATGAGGTTTATATTAATTATACTTATGATAGCCACGATGTTATCTTGTAAAGGTGATATGGAACATAGATTAAAAGGTGGAACGATTATTACTGTTAAGGGAGATACCATAAAGTTTTATGGAGGAAGGTTGACTTATAGATCATTTGGTGAAAGAGATATTAGGAGTATTGTAATTGATGAATCAAAAGAAAAAGGAGATTGATTATGGCAATAAAGATTATTAAAGAAGCTAATAAGAAAAATCCAATTTACTTCCGGCATTGTGATAGATGTGGATGTGAATTTGAATTTAATAAATCGGATATACACAGTGAGTTTTTTGACCAGAGAGAAGGATATAATGTAATATTTATCCCATGCCCTTCCTGTGGTAGCACTACTGGGGTTAAAGAAAAGATAATACGATATGAGTAAAGTAACAAAGGAGGAACAATGAAAGCAAGAGTAAAAGCAACAGGGGTTTTGGTAGATGTAATTCCCAAAGTAAATGTCAACGCTCAACATAGCGGAGATAATCTATATGTATGTGATAACATGGTTTACAGAGAATGCGAACTTGATTTTTTGAATGTTGGGAATTTAGTAATTGATTGGGAACAACGTAGGTACGAATTAGCGAAAGATATTATTAAGGCTGTTATAGCAGATGACCGTGGGGGTAATTCTGATGCAATCGCTAAATATGCGGTTAATTGCGCTGATGCACTAATTAAAAGATTAAAGGAGGTAAATAATGGATAGCGTACAGACACAAACACTTTCCATTAAAGGAGATGGAGGTGGTGAAGCGTATATTGACTTTTGCGATGGACAATTGTGTGTTTCTGTTGTTATAGAAGGGAAGCAAGCGGATTTTAGCTTTGAACCTGTTACTCTAGGAATGTTTGCCCATGCTTACAAACTGCATTGTGAAGAGTGTAAAGCCTATGAAAAACGTAACGAAAATAGCCAAGAAGTCAGCCGGACTTAGCCAAAGATGTTCGATTTGCCCACTTTTGAGAAGCTGTACTCCAGAAATAAACAGAATTTGTTTTGACAGCTTTGTAGAGGGTTTCAAGAAAGGAGCCAAGGCGGCAGAAAAAGAAATAAACAAGAAATTCAAAACTGAAATTAAAATATGAACCAAATGAATATAGAATTAAGTAAGATGCAGCTTATTCATTTAAGGAATATCTGCAAAAAAGGATGGGGTGGTTATAGTAAACCCTCTGATGATTTAGAAGAAATGGTAAAAAACGGTTTGTTGACGAAATCGGCTGGACCATTTGGAAAGACTGGAGAGTATTTTATCATCTATTGATGAAATTTTAAAATAAACCAAAAATATGATAGATGCTTGCATACTTACAACATTAATAGAAATGTTATTTCCCCAAGAAACGGTATTTAATTGTTTTGGTGTGGCAGTAACATTCCTACAATGGAAGGTTCCCAAGACTGGTCTTCGTTTTGAGGTGGTTCAAAGAAATGGGAAATGGGGTTGTGTTACTTCGTTTATGGCAAGTACCCATGGGTATGGACATCCTCTTACCCGTTCTAACTGTGTGCATGATACTTTGGAACAAGCTGTAATGCACGCATGGAACAAAGAAGTTCTTCATGGGTTTAATATGGGAAAAACCAATTGGGAAACTCATGCTCGTAAAGAGTATTCCAAGTGGCTTGAAAGTTCTGATAAAATTTCTTATTTTAGTGTACAAAACTTATTTTAGGAATATGACTGAAAAACAAAAACAGCAGTATCTTACTGCACAACAGGCGAGGGAAATCGCCACCACTCCTTACAGGGAGGTATTTACCAAAATAAAAATGGCTGCTGAAAGCGGCAAGTGTTCATTGACGATAGGATTCTGTACGGATGTGTCCGAGTTGGTAGAGATACTTAAAAGTGTTGGTTACTCTGTAACTCTTACCACCAGTTACAGGGATAGCGTAATGAAGATTCACCGGATATATTCTATACAATGGTAAAGAGTAAATTCGGGTATCTGAACAAACTTATGGACGGTTCCACTACTACACGGGAGCGTTCCAAAAAACAGGAAAGTCGTATAGCTAAAAAACTCCGTGGCTATACGACTATCAATTCAGGAGCCACATTCGGGCAAAATGATGTGATTACTGATTTTTGTGAAATTGAGGCAAAAACCACAGCCCATGAATCATATAGCCTTAAATTATCCGAGTGGGTTAAACTGAAAAAGAAATGTTCGGCTAAAAAAATTCCTATCTTTGTGGTGGATTTTGAGAAATCCCGTGACAGCCTTGCTATTCTTACTTATGAGGACTTACAATTTTTGATTGAACTTGCGTATAAGGATAACAGTTAGGGGGTTTTGTTATTTCCATAAAAATTTGTATATTTAACTATGCCGAAAATAAACTTATACCGTATATTCCGCTTTGAATATAAGAAACAACAACACGGGTTGTTTAAAGTGGTGGAATATTCACAAATGACTGATGGTACAGGATTCCGGAAAAGAACACTCCGAAAAAATCTGGATTTGAGCACCGCAGAGAGTATAATTTATAACTTAGAAAAATCACATAAACTTTTTTAATCTCACAAAATGGAAAAATATTACTTTTTGAGAACTCTCGTAGAAGAGGGTAGACAACGTTGTAAGGCACTTAACGGTCAGACTTTTGAAGATGGTACTACAATCGACAGCACGGTAAATGTAAGTGCCGACAGGTCTTTAAGGGATGCGTACCCCACGGGTACAACCTTTGTGACTGATATGCTAAAGCCTGCCAGTAAATATTATCAGGCAGGAAACATCTTTCCTATCGGTATTCTTGATGCTGATTATCGGGACCCGAAACATAAGCCTACCGAAGAAATGGTTAGAGCCTATGAAATATTTATAGGGACTTCCACCTCTTCTTATGATTCTGGCAGTTCAGATGAAAAAAAGGAAACCAAGACTTCCTCCAAAACTTTATTGGGGAAGATGAAAACAAATCCGGAATTTAAAATCCCCTCTATCGGTTCAGAGGGTTTCTATGTAGATTCAGATGTATGGTATCTGCTTATGCGTAATATTCAGAATCAGGTGAACACGATGCTTATCGGTGCTACGGGTGGTGGTAAGACCGAACTTGTGTTACTTGCCTGTAAGAAACTCGGCATATCCTGTTCTGTATATGATATGGGTTCCATGTATGACCCAGTAGCCGGACTTTTAGGTGTACACCGATTGCAAAAGGGAGGTGTATCAGTATTTGACTATGCCAAATTTACAAGGGATATATCCAAACCGGGTGTAGTGCTTTTGGACGAGTTATCCCGTGCACCCGTTACTACTAATAACATTCTGTTTCCCTGTCTTGACAGCCGTAGAAAACTTCCTGTGGAAATTGCCGGCGGTGAGGACTTACGTGAAATAGAAGTGCATCCGGAATGTTGTTTTGTAGCAACTGCCAATGTTGGTGTGGAATATACGGGTACAATGAGTATGGACCGTGCACTTGTAGGACGTTTCTTCCCTATCGAATTATCATATATGCCACCGGAACAGGAAAACAAGGTTTTGGTAAAACGCTGTGGAATTTCCCTTTCGGACGCTACAATTATTACAAAGGTTGCAAACAGTTTGCGTAATATGTATAACAAACAGGAGATAAGCAGTTCCATTTCCACCCGTGAAACTCTTATGGTGGGTGACTTGGTTGCTGACGGATGGGATTTGGTACGTGCTATGGAACTGGTTCTTCTTCCTCTTTTTGAAGGTACTCGCTCCGATGGAGAACGTGGTATCGTATGCAGGGTGATTAGTAGTAGATAAAAATTTCTTGCCTATGGCAACAAGTAATCAATTTCCCGTAGACAAACCTAAGAAAAAGACCTACGGTAGCTTGTGGTATAACGGGAAACGCATCTTGAAAGATAGGGCGTTTCCTATACTTAATGCCAAGAAATCCGAGTTGCTTAAAACCGGGTATTATAAAAAAGGAACTATTTAAAATAACATATTGACTATGGCTGTGGATAAAGATATGGTTGTCACCGATGAAATCGTGGACGAACTTTTGGAAGATTGGTTGGAACGTGACGGTAAGGCGTTCACACATATACGAAAAGAGGGGAAACTTGATTGGGAAAGTACCTTGGAAGAGGGAAGTGCCTATTCTTCCTACTATCTGGAATGTGCTGATGAAGCAGAACTGATAAAGCGTGCATATCCTCTGGCACGTGATATGATAACTTCTATGGATATTCCCTACAAGGTAAAAGTTGTAATTCATAACGGGGAGGACAGTTTCACTGACTTTCAGAAAGTACAGGTTTCCACCATAATGCTTACTGACAAGGCTCTTACTGTTGGTGAACGGTTGGACGTATTTTTGGGGACCACTGTACATGAGGGATGCCACTTGTTGTACACAAACAAGGAACGTCTGACTTCTATCGGTAACAGAATCATATCCCGATTATTCAATATACTGGAAGATGAACGTATTGAGAAACTTTGCGGTGATTTGAAACCGGGTTTCGCACGATTCTTGGAACGAAGCAAATATTACTGGTTTGACAGTTACTACTTGGATTATGTCGCTCCCAAAAAAGAAAAATCGGAACTTAATGATTTTGAGGTTCTTCTCAATCTTATACTGGAGATTGTCCGATACCCTAAATACATAGATGAAGCCGAGATAGTAAAGTATGCTCCATATCTCGTTGAAATAAAGAAAGTGCTTTTACCTTATCCAGTAACTACTAAGGAAACGGTTCTCGCTGCCTATAAGGTTTTTGATATTCTTAAAGAGTTCTATAAGGACAAACTTGAAGAGGAAATGAAAGAGGATTCCGCTTCCGAGGGAGGACTATCGGGTGTGGAGGTTGAAAAACGAATGGCATCCGACAGTTCGGATATACTTGACAAACTTGACCGTTCAATGCCGGACCGTATGGATGACTCCAAAATTGCTGATGCCGTGAAAAAGGACAGAGGTTTGCTTGGAGATGTATGTGAGGGCACAGTAGATATGGGAGGAACCAAGGATGCCTTTTTCAGATTTGCTCCTACTGATGAGGAACGGTACAAGGAATCACTTGCCAGAGTTAAACGCTATGCTCCGGCAATATCCAAAGTTATACGTTGCCATTGTAAGGAATACCAGTACATACACCGCTCTATGAGAAGCGGTATGCTGGATACTTCCAAACTTGCCGAAGCCGTACAGGGTGTTCCTACCGTATATATCCGACAAGGTGAAGTAAGGACTGACGGTGTAAGTGTGGGCGTGCTTATTGACGAGAGTGGTTCCATGTGCGGTGGTAGAATAGAAGCTGCCCGTGATACTGCCATACTTATCAATGAGGCTTTGGGGGATTCTCCAAAAGTGGAACTGTTCATTTACGGTCATTCGGGTGACAGTCGTTTTGACGGTGCTACCGAACTAATGATTTACCGTGAAAAAACTTTCAAGCCAAGGTATTCCCTGGGTTCTGTTGAGGCAAGATGTGAAAACAGGGATGGTATTGCCATACTTGAAACCGCCCAGCGTATTCGCAAACAGACACAGAATCATGTTTTGCTGTTTGTTCTATCAGACGGTGAACCGAGTGCTTCCCGTTACAGGGGCAGTAAGGCGATAGAACATACAAAGGAATGTGTGGATAAAGTAGAGAAAATGGACTTTACTGTAATTCAGGTCTGTATTAATATGTGTTATGACCCAAAGACAATGTTCAAACATTGGGTTGTGCTTGAGGACATGAGTAATCTCGCTTTCAGCTTAGGGAAAGTAATCAAGAAAGCTACTCTAAGTGCAGCAAAAGTTCATGTTTTATAAACAGCATTTTGGAAACTAAAAAATATTTGTTATCTTTGAAACATCAAATCGGAGGTTAAATGATGTTCTAGGAACAGCGTTGGATTTGTGAGATTGCCGATGCTGTTCCACTTGGTTCCATAGCTCAGTTGGATAGAGCAACGCCCTTTTAAGGCGTGGGTCAAGTGTTCGAGCCACTTTGGAATCACCAGACTCTCTGATATTTGTAATTTTCCATTCCGTGTTAGGAGCAGTTCAGAAATGGCTGCTCCTTTCCTTTTAACTTAAATAAAAATGACTAGAGGTGGTATAGGGAGGTTACTCCGTAAAACTATAAAAGGTTCTTCCGATGAGAAACCTTTATCAATTTCTGATAAGATAAATTCTGCCTGTGTAAACGGGGTTACTTCTGCCAGTATATTTTCCGTTTTGGGAATCCGCAGAAAGATTAAGAAACTTCTTGGTATAACAGAAGATTTTAACCGTGATATTTTCTTTATGGAGTTCATGGATTTCTATATGACTGTAATGGCTCCGGATAAACGTGCAGAAGGTGTATTTCACCCGTCACAATTATTGGACGGATGCCCAAGGCTCATGTACTATGACTTATGTAGGCTTCCTCCCAGTGACGTTAGGGTTTCCACCATCACGGGGGAACTTCAAAGAACATTCGATGTGGGTACATGGTATCATGTATATATGCAGGCTATACTTTATAAAATAGGACTTCTCGAACAGGCGGAAGTTCCAGTAGTGAATAAAGACCGTTACATAAATGGTAAGGCTGATGGTGTATTCAAGAAATCGGTATTCGGGGAGAAAGTGGTTTTGGAAATAAAGACCATGAACTCTTTCTTTTACAGAAAAGCGATATTCCGTCCATTTGCCAAACATGAGTTTCAGGCATCCCTGTACGCTAGAGAACTAGGTGCTACTAAAGTTCTGTACCTGTACATAAACAAGGATACTTCCGAAATAAAGGATTTCCTCATGCCCGTAAATGAAACGGAGTTGGAAAAAGCCGATGAAAAGATGAACACTATTATTGACTGTGTGGAAACTAAAACTCCTCCTGCAAGAATTTGTCCGGACGCCCATTGCAAGGCTGCTTTGAGCTGTCCTTATACAACTTATTGTTTTAAACATTAAATCTCACAAATTATGCCAGTAAGAAAACCTAAAGAGGAATCTTCTCCGTTAGAAAGATTCCGTAAAGTATTTGCCGAGGTAGAGGCTCCAAAAGGAGGTTTACCCACAATGCCAGTAACCATAGCGGAAACAAGTTCTACCGAACTGGGTAACATGATTGCCAAATATTCCGCATGGCGTGAATTTACCGAGGATAGACACATGGAAGCTTGTGCTGTTTATGCCCAATGTAAGTCTGAATATGACTTAGCGTGTGATAAGGCGATGCTGTCCGCAGGTGGTGATACTGTAACCGAAAGAAAAACTTCCGCTAAAGTAACTCCCGAAGTGGAGAAGTTGAATAAGAAACTTCTGGAAGCGGAAATATTCCGTGACCTACTTGCGGGAAAACTCGAATCATTCAGTAATGTGCTGGCAATGCTTAGTAGGGAACTGACACGAAGAGGTGTCGAAAATATGTAGACTTATGCCCCATAATCCTAGTTGTTTCCCTTTGGGAAGCTATATAAAAAGTGTATATTCAGGCAAGGTATATCAGATTACCCAGTTCTACAAAAACGGAATGTGTAATCTTTATCAGCCTTACCTAAATTCTAATGAAAACTGGAACGCCTGCAATAATCCACATTTTGTAAGAGTAGATATTCCAGTGGAAATATTAACCGTTTTAATGTAATGCCTAAAAGAAGTATCGGTAGGAGATTACGACCTAAGAAGGAAGTTATCCGTAAGAATAATGTAGTGGTTAAGAAACCAACGTCAAAGAGCTGTTGGAAGTCATTTGAAAGAGAAGTTGCCAAACATTTCGGTACAAAGAGAGTTCCATTGTCCGGAAGTAATAGCGGTCATAATACTAACAGCGACACGCTTCATCCCAAACTGTACATTGAATGTAAGGTTAGGGGAAAATCCGCTATATGGACTTTGTTCGAGGATACTAGGAACAAGGCTAAAGTGGAGAAAAAAATTCCCATTATCGCTTTGCGCCAAAAAGGTGGTAAAGGATACCTGCTTGTTATACGTCCGGAAGATTTACATAAGATTTCAAAAATACAACTTGAATCTGTGGAAGTAGACGAATAATTGTTATATTTGCACTATTCAAAGTCACGCTGGGTAAAATCGTAGTAATTATGGAAGCAATTAATGAAGTACAAGAAAAAGTCACTACCCTAAGATGCAGTTCATCTACTGATGCCAAGAAATTGGCTGGTAGTATTTATTCTACCTACCAAAGCAATCCCGATAATGATATTATAATAAGAGTTATTGGTGCGGGTGCGCTTAACCAAGCTATTAAGGGTGCGATTATAAGCAATAAATTTTTTGCTAAAAAGGGAATATTGATAGGTGTCCAGCCGTTTTTTCAGGATGCGTCCTTGAATACTACTGCTATTGGACTTAAAATATTCTTTTTAAGTATATAATTTCGCAGGTTTTATTTGGAAGAATAAAAGTTTTTAGTACATTTGCACAAGCGGTTTTTACAGCTAATCGCTTTATAAATGAATACTGCTGGACTTTTAAATTTTCACTATTATGGGAACAACTAGAGGTGGAGGCGGTGGTGGCGCTGCCCGTACTGCTCGTAGAGGCGGTGGAGGTGCTACTCGTAGAACTGCTACCCGTGGTGGCGGTGGACGTAGAACTTCTACTCGTGGTGGACGTAGACGTTAAGCCCTCCAAAAGTATTCACAAAAAGCCTGCTATTTACATAGTGGGCTTTTTCTATTTAATAAGATTATGAAAAGAGAAAAAGTAGTTTTGCTGTTTACTGGAGGTTTTGAAAGCCTGTATAATCTGGATAAACTCTCCAAATCGTATGATATTCATTTGTTCTATGTTGACTATGGGCAGGACAATATCGAAAAAGAACTGTCCGCAATAGGTTATTATATTGAAGTCTATAAAGATTCCGTCAAGAGTTTCCGCAAAGTAACTTACCCCTTACAGTTTGAGCCTATTCGTGATAAGGATGGTAACGTGCATAATGTGGATATTCCCTGCCGGAATCTTTTGTTTCTTTCTATGGCAGGTAATTATGCTACTGCTATGGGAATAAAGAAAGTGGCATACGGTGCTGTGGATTTGGGAAGTTCATGGTTTGACGGTGGTTATCTTTTCTATGAAGAGGCAAGATATTTGTTCGCCAAATCTTATAAGATTAAACTTCTTGCTCCGGCAATGAATGTGCCGTTTGTAAAGCTGGCTAAGAAACTAAGTACGCTAGATTACTCGCATCTTACTTTTTGCCCCGATGGGGAAAACGAAAAGCGCAATTGCGGAGTATGTGACAAATGCCAGAAAGTAATAACTTCATTACGTAGGGAAAAATGGAGCGCAGAGTTCTTGAAGAAGGTAATGAGTTGAGTAAAAGAAAAGCCACTCTGTTCTTTTCCGCATCATCCGTAGGTGATTATACCACATTACGGGATTTCGGTATAAAGGACACGTTGGTTTCTTACTTCTACTTGAGAAAGTCACTCAAATTTTACCCACCGCAATTGGAGAAACAACATAAGGAAGGTGGTATATTTATGACGGACTCCGGAGCTTTCTCCTTTATGGGTAAAAAAGTGGAGCATAAAATGACTACCGAAGAATACTGGCTTCCTTATTTGGAGGAATACGTGGCTTGGTTGCATGAAAATAAAAAGTTTATATTTGTCGCTGCAAACCTTGACTTGGACATGATTGTAGGTAGGGAAGTTGTTGACCGATGGAATGAAAAATATTTCAAACCGCTCGAAAAGGATATAAACGTAGTATATGTGGTGCATCAGGACGCACAGGGTGACAAGACTGGTCTGTTACGGCTTAAAGAGTATTGCCAGCAACATAACTACGTAGGATGTAACCAGACTATGAAAGATAATGCTGCCGAGATATATCGCATTACAAATGCCTATGGAACAAAAGTACATGGGTTTGCTTGGACCGAAATGAACCTGTTGCAAAGATTCCCTTTCTTTTCCGTGGATTCTGTAACATGGTTGGGAGGTACTCGTTTTGGTACTACTTATAACTATGACGGGAAAAATTTCAGCACCATTGACTACAAACATAAGTACAGAAGAAAGGCTAACCGTATCAAATATGAGGATGCCGGGCTGAGTATGGAAGATATACGTGGTGAAAAGCGTATTCCTATAAATAACATGAACCTGCTAGGGTGGTTGGGATTCCGCAGGGAATTTCTTAAAATCGCTCACTGCAAGCTAAAGAATAAACCTGTTTTGTATTACGATAAAACAAGAAGATAGTATGGCAACTGATACAATTGAAAAAAGAATCGAGGCTGTTCGTGGTACGGAGGATGCTGATTTGTTGAAAAGACATTTGTGTCCTTTCTTTGAAAAAGGGGGTTATCCCGACTGCATGACTTGTAGAAAAACCGAGGATAATCTTCTTGACTGTCGGGAGTATTATCTTAAGCGGATAAAAACTCTCCCTATGGATATATGGTGTGAGGACTTTGACAAGTTTATTGTCAATACCCGTGACAAGGTATCTGTAAATGAGATTATAGGCGTAGGAATGAACTGCAATTCCTGCTACATTTATGACAAGTGTCCTATGTACAGAAAGGATTTTGCCTGTGGTATAGACTGGGGTGACAAGAAACCTGCCACACCTGCCGATATGATGGACTTCCTTATTGACATCCAGTATGAAAGAGTAAGAAGAGGTTCTGTTATTGAAAAGGTTGACGGTGGTGTCGCTGATGCCGGACTTTCCGGAGAGATTGACCGCCTTAATGATTTGATGGCTGCCAAAGCCGAACTGGGAAGAGAACGAATATCGGTAAATATCGAGGCTAAAGGTGCTGCTGGGGGTGCTGCCACTTCTGCCGGCGGTGGTATCTTATCCAAAATATTCGGAGGTGCTCCCAAGGAAATAGAACAACCGTCCACCATATCCATTCCGGCAAAACCGTCCTCACGTGAGGATATAGTTGATGTGGAGGAAATAGTGGAGGAAAAGGAAACCGAAAAAGTTTCACGTAAAAGGAAACGACAATGAGAAAACCGAAACGCAGACTACATTCTACGAAATATCATAAGAAACCTAGACAGTTATGGAGAACAAACGTACCCAAGAACTCTTCCACTACTTAGTGGGGAGTTCTATTGAATTTAGAGTTCCCAAAGGTTGTGAAAAGCCTTTGAAATCCTTGACCGGAACTAAAAACAAGATTGTAGAAAACACACGTCTGGCTGAACTTGCCGGAGGTGTTATATGTATTTCTCTCTTGGGGGAAATGGCTAACTACTACCGACACCAGACTTACTACCCTATGGTAAGGGGGAATATTACGCTGGGAAGATACTACGAGCGTATAAACGACTACTTGGATACTCCTACCGAGGAACGTGCCGAAAGACTTATAGACCTTTTGCGTAGTGAAAAACCTAAATTACGTGATACGATTGTAAATGCCATAGGATATTTTTGTGGCATCTACAAAAGTAAGAGAGAAATGTTTTCCCCTTATCTTAACCGCTCGGAAAAATTATTTATCCTATCATTTTAAATATAACCATTATGAAAATAAACTGCATTTATCCCGGCTATATGGGTGAGGTAAACCGCTTCGGAATCGGTATGCCCTGTACTTTTATCCGTTTATCAGGATGTAACTTGAGATGTTACAAACCAACCAAAGGAGTTCTTTGTGATACTCCGGAGGCATTGGAAATGAGTAGTGGAACCGAAATGGAACCGGGCGAAATATTATCCAAGTGTTCTGACATAGGGCATATTGTCATTTGCCTTACAGGTGGTGAACCATTGTTGAAGCGCCCAGATATTCCTAAGTTGATTACAGACCTCATTCAAGCCAACTTCCTTATTGTGGTAGAAACTAACGGGTCTGTTTCCTTAACTAATTACGTTCCTTTCAGAAAATACCACAGCAGCATGGGGGAAACCTATGTAAATCGTATATCTTTTGTAGTTGACTATAAGCTAGGCAGTACAGGAGAAACTACAAAAATGCGTCCGGAAAACTGGGAACTTATGGACGAATACGATTTTCTTAAATTTGTCATAGATGATACTTCCGACTATGAACAAATGAAAGAATGGATATTCGCACACCCAGACTTTAGTGGCAATATATCTGCCGGACTTATGTGGGGTTCCAAACTTACTTATGCCGAACTTATGGAAAATCTATCCAAGGATAACCTGTCAAGTTCAGTTATACTGAATATGCAGGCGCATAAAATGGGATGTATGTATGATACGTTCAAGAATCAAATTAATAAAGTATATATTCCAAAAGACTTGTAATTAAGAATATTATTTGTATCTTTGAAACGGAACAGAATTTCGTAGTTGACGTTTCAAAAATGTGTAATATTTAAAAGTTTAACAAAATGGCTAAAATTGAAAACTTAACAATCCTCAATCCGGCAGATAAGACACATTTGTATGCTGTTGCGATTGGTAAGGGTGCTCCGGCTGATGTTGACGATAGATTGGTTACGGACACTCATGTATTTAAAGTAGGTTCACAGTACACTGACTTGACTGGTAAGAAACTCTATATCCGTGTGGATACCAAAAAGGCTGTGGCTGATTGGGCTGAAATCGGTGGAGCTGGCGGTTAAAACTTGTTTGTTTGTGCAATAAATGATTGTAATTTAATTGGTTTTTGAAAGAGGAGCTTGAGAAAGTTCCTCTTTTTTTGTGCCTATTCGGATAAATCTATTATATTTGCATCGGTCAAAGCAATAAAGTCATTTTTAAGCCTATGGATGTCCTGCGTAGATTAGTTCGGTTGTATGCACCGTTTATCTGTACTATAACAGCCTACATTCACGGATACAAATTCTTGAATGGTTCGCTGACAGACAGCTTCGTGTATAATTGTTCAATCAATGCAGGATTTTCTGTGATAATGATTCTTTATGTTATGGCTACGGCAAAACGTATGTGTATTTGGTACAAACTGAACTTGGGATGCCTGCTAGGAATCTGTGCCTGTTCGTTCATCTACAAATACGTACCTATAAGCGAGGTTGTGTACTTCTATGCCGTAACGCTTCTGTCCGGCATAGGAATAATTTTCTTTCTACTCACTCTTATTACTTACAGACTTTTCAAATCGGTATAAGTACAGATATTCACCAGCACAAGGATTACTTCAAGACCATATTGTTTTATATTGGCTAATGAGAATGGTTTGTGGTTCAATTGTGCAATGTACAGAAGTATAATCTTCGTATTCTTATGCAAGCCGAATCTCTCCCTAATATTCCTCAGATGGTTGTCAACAGTGTGGCGTGAGATACATAGCCTGTCAGCAATCTCCTTCTCAGACGAGCCACTGGCTAATAATTTCACTACTCTTAATTCAGCTTCACTGAAATATGATGTATTTACGTCATTGACTGGGTTCTTCATATACATTACTTTTGGGGTGTTATTACAAAGGTAACAAATTAGTTAAGAGAAAGGTTTAACTGGAATATAAAATGAATACCATGATTGAAATGTACGACCGCATAATGAGCGTCGTTGAAGAAGTTACAGGAATCTCCAAGGATAAGATTCTAACCTCTAATTGTGAGGAATGTGTGGATGCCCGACACATTCTAGTCTACATACTGGGCAACCGTAGTTTCTCGGATAATAAAATCGCGGAGCTTACAGGACTTACACGTCCGGGTGTATGTATTATACGTAATAACTTTAAATACAGGCGTAAGCGTTATTTTGTGAATCTGAACTATGAGAGAGTTTACGCTAAAGTGTTCGACAGTAAAGAAAAAGTAAAGGGCTAGTAACTTATTCCTTTCCCAAGAGAGAATGTTTAGCGAACTTTGAACCAATTCCTAATGAGAGGAAGATTTCTAAAAATTATCATTAAAAACTTACTATTATGACAGCGGAAGAATTAATGACCATCGCTAACATGGGTAAAGGAACTGACATGAGTTCTTACGAACATTTTATGATGGCTGAGAAATCAGCTAGACGACCATCAGGTGTTGGTATCGCAGGTCTGGCAATTGGTAGTACCGCACTCCTTGCAGCCGTAGGCGCATGGATTTTCGGTGGTGTTTATGCCAACTCACAGAGCAAGGGCAACCAACGTGCTATTGATATTCTGGCTACTACTGCTTTGGCAGAACGTGCTGAGAGAGTTAACCATCAGAATAACCAGACTCCTAACAATCTGGATATTATCCGTATCATCACTAATGCACAAAGTGGAGCAGGTGCAGGAGCGGGCGCTAATGCAAATGCTTTGGCTCAGGCAGAGGCTTTGGCTTTGTTACTGAACGGTGGTTCCGGAAGAAACGGACAGGTTAATCCTCAACCCGTAGCTTTGTATCAACCGGCTATGCCTTGTTGCTGCAACACTGGATGCGGATGCAATCAGTAAAAAATTCGGGAGTTCTCTAAATAGGGGAACTCCCTTTAACCCGTTTAAACATGATTTGGAGTAACAATAAAGTGAAGTTGGAAATGCTTAAAGGACTGAGAACAAGTAGTAAGATGTCATTGAAGATGTCCTGTCTGGCTATTGCAAACGGTGATTTGAAAAAGGCTACGGAAATGTATGATTTCTTTGCTAAAGATATGCAGTTGCCAGATACCGACCCAGTAGTACCTACTACTTTCCAACAGATAAAGGAAACTGCCGGAACTATTCTCGGATGGTTCAACGAACATCAGGATGATGTTACAAGAACATTCAACTTTATACAATCCATAAGGAAAGGTGAGCCGATTATCAATACTCCGACCACACCTCCCGTGGATATTCCTCCGTTACCTACTGAATAAAATTTAGAATATTATGCAGGCATTTGAAATGAAATTGTTTATCTACGCTGAAACAGAACAGGAAGTAGAAGAATGTAGAAAAGCGGTACACGCATTTATTGAGGAAAATCGCAAAGAAGGGCGTGCAGTTACTGCAAGCAAACTTACCACCGCATTAGGACGATGGAAGTCCAATATGTTTGTAAAGGCAGGAATTATTAATTTCTTAAACAGTTAAAGTTATGGCTAAAGAAGGTTGTGATAAAAATTGCGCTACCTGTGATATAGGTAATAGAGCGTATTGCGCAGTACAGTTAGGTCTGAAAAATCAGGAGCTACTTATGAATATGCAGACTATTATTTCAGGGTTGATTCAGGTTTTGACCCCTATCCTAACACCGGGTAGCGCCCCTATACAGTCACCGAATTTGGGCGGTGACGTACCTGCCGAGGAAAAACCCAAGGCGGAAGAAGCCCCAAATAAAAAATAAACCTAATTGAATAAGGATTATGATTAACGTAACACCTATTGCAATTTCGGCTAACTCCCAGCAATATGCGGTGAGTATAACCGAGAACCTTTGCCAATGCTATTGTCTGAACGCAACGGTTCAACCACAGGCTGAGGTAAAATATTCCGTAGCCAGCCAACAAGTTCTTAACGGAATGACGTATCTTACTATTCTGGCTAAAGGTAGTATTACCTATATGCCTAGAGGTAGTAACCCAAGATGCTGCTGCCGTCCTCTTACGAAAATGTTTACCGAGAGTTTTGATGTTATCTTCGCAGGAGTGATAACCACAGCACCCACATTGACAGTTGGGGAAACTTTGGAATCAGCCGCTAATGTGAAATGTAACGGAAATGTACACGGGTATAACTTGCTTACACCTGTAACTATTGCATTTGCCGCAACCGCATCAGAAGAGGAAACTCCTTCCGTAGCCGTGGCTAATTCTAAGAAATAAGAATGATTGACTTAATCTACATAATGCTAATAGCCGTCCTATTCAACCATTTGGGGCTTGCAGAAATCATAACCTTTCATAGTAAAAAGAACGTGGTTTTGAATTGTTCCAAGTGCCTTACCTTTTGGACGACACTGGGATACTCCCTGTTCATTACCGGGCAGGGGGTTATTCCCAGCCTCTTTTACTCATTCACTTTGGCGTATCTGGCATTATGGGTTGAGCTTCTTCTTAATGTTTTTAACTACTATTACACCAAAAGTTATGGGAAAATATATCAAGCCGAGGACGATACAACAAGTTCCTCCGAAAGTGATAAACTGCCCTAATTGCGGAAAATAAAAACTAGGACGATTATGACTAAAGATGAATTGATGGACAAATTCTGTTCCGTCTTTAATGAGGCTACCACAGCAAATGATGCCGAGGATATTAAAATATCCCTGTTGGCATTTAAAAAGGCTTTCACTGTTCTTGCTGATGTAAATCCGAGAATGGCTAAAGAAGTTCTTGAATGTTATGAGGGTACTCTTAAATACTATAACTTCCTTACTGAAAATGAAGCCGAGGAAATCGTTGCTGCATTTCAGAATCAGGATGGTAGTAAAGGACCCAAATGGCGTGACCCCGATGAGCTGTTTGAAAAGGTTGAGCAACATGATGGTAGGGTTGAATGTGAACCTTACTACAACAAATGGGCATTGTATGTTGCAATGAACAAGGCTGCTTCCGACCAGAACAGTGTTATCTTGAAATGGATTGGCGATGATAAGGACAAATACATTATCGCTTGCTATGACCTTGCTTTGACTGACTTGAAGGACAAAGACCGTCCCTACTGGATTAGAAAATATTTCCATGTAGAAAGTAAATTCTAAAAATTTATTCTAAACGGGTGCTAGGGTGGTTACTGTGAAGTAGTCACCCTATTTTATGGCGTTTTGTAAGATACCTTATTTTTTGTATATTCAACCGTAACTAAAACAAAATGCCATGATAAGTTTAGGAATTATGACTGTCACACAGCTAAGTTTAAATTTTACTGAGGTTATTGAAGAATTTCCCATAGTAGTGCGCAGGAGAATATTTGATGAAATAAAAGTTATCGAAAAGCAGTTTGCAAAGGAGAAACTATGTGGAGAGATTCAAATGAAAACCGACCGTTTCATATCTCCCGAACAGGCTGTTATGTTTCTTACTAAAGCTGCCGGCTGTGAATATACTTATGAAGATGGTCTGTCCTTTAAGGATTTTGCTTCTTGTGAAGTGATATTCTACAATATAGAAAAAATTCCTTTGGGATGCTCGTTCAGTATTCAGAAAACCATTCCGATGAAGAATACCGAGGATGCCTATGTTTTAATCTGTAAACTTACTCCGTATGCTTAGAGAGGGAATGATTGTTACTGTACACCATGATTGCGGAGTGGTTACAGGTCCGTACCGTATTATAGAGGTACAGGGTGACAGTCATACGGAACCGTCTTTTTCTGATGCTGTCGAATTGGGTTCCGATGCTCCAAAGTCCAAGCCTCATTATCATTTGCTATGTAGAAAAGTCGGTGAGAGATACGGTTTCTACCGGCTCATAGGTTATGACGATACATTGCAAGATGTATGGGGTGGCAGTCATTTAGTTATTGAGAATGAATTATCTATTAATCTTATAATGCTATTGATACAATGAATGTAGAAGAAATTGCGTCTTGGGTTCTTTATAACTCAGACCACTATGTTGTGGGTTGTGTAGGTGATGTTCCCAGACGTTCCGGAACTTTTGCAAACGGGCAGTATATTCCCCTTATAAAAGTCAATGATACGTACTATTACGTGAAGTATGTGGAGGGAAATGCAGTAGTGGACTATAATAATCCGTATGAATATGACGAGGGATGAAGTGGGTAAACAACTTGTCAGCCAGTTTACCCGTTTACACACATACGCAAAATTTCTATGTAAAGACCCGGATGTAGCCGAGGAATTATTTCAGGACACCTGTTTAAAGGTACTGGAAAACTATGATAAGTATGAGGACGGTACATTTTTCGGGGCTTGGTCTGCTACTGTAATGAGAAATATTTTCATTAATGATGTTAGATGGAACAGTCGGTATCATTTTGAAAACCTCACTCCTATATCTACCCGTATAGACAATAGTGGCGACCATCTTGTACAAGAGGAAATTCTCGAAACGGTAAGAAAACTTCCGCCTTTTCTGAATGAACCGATTACCATGTACATGAATGGGTTTTCCTACCAAGAAATATCCGACCAGTTATCTATTCCTATGGGTACGGTAAAGAGCCGGATATTCTCTGCACGAAAAATATTGGCCTCTGAACTAGGTGAATACGTATAATCTTTATATATTTGTGAAAATAAAAATTATTATGCTATGGGTGCAGGAGTTGATAACAGAGGGCGAGTAATGCAATGTATGAGCATTGACATCGCCACCAGTGTTTCAGATTCAGTAGTTCAGGCTACTGATTCTATATTAAGAGTATATGCCGAAACTGATGTGCGTCTTTGGAGTTTGGAAAAATCTGATTCCGAGGCTATGGGTGCAGGAGTTGCGATACCTGCCGGCATGGTTGAGTATTTTGGGGCATTACAAGGTGACTTTATTAAAGTAGAAGGTACTGCCGAGATTACTAACGTAAAAACTGTGTAATGGATATACGTAACAAAGAACCTATGTTCATAACACAGGATGGTAAGGAATATGTGGTACGACAGGGAACTGTCGGAGTTGAACGAAAGAGAATCATTTTCTTTTATGACACCACAAGAACCGTTGCCGTAGGATATGCACGGGATTTCTGTCTTGACAGCCCGGATTTATTCTCTGTTAGTAGGGTTATTACCGACAAGGAAGTTTCCTTGAGAGATGTGAAAAAAATCATGGAGAAACATTACAATGAGTTTTCCCCAGATAAATATGCAAACTTGTTGAACGACTTAGACGCTCTTTAATATGTTGGATAAAAATAAGACTGACTATGAACTTGGGATTAAAGTCCATAAGGAACTTATGAATAATGGTGTTGAAACCCCTTTGGAAATAAGTGCTTCCCTTGATACCGATTCCAAGAAAAAAGTAATTGAGGAATCCGTTCATAATATAATGACCTCATTGGGTTTGGATATGGATGATGATTCGCTTTCGGATACTCCGAAAAGAATTGCCCGTATGTATGTGGATGAAATATTTTGGGGGCTTGATTACCATAATTTCCCTAAGATAACCACTATACAGAATAAGATGCATTACAGTAGTATGCTTCTTGAACGACACATCAAGGTTCACTCGACTTGCGAGCATCATTTCATTCCTATGATGGGTGAGGCTTTTATTGCCTATATTCCTAACAATACTGTTATCGGGCTTTCCAAAATTAACCGTATTGTGGAATTTTTCTGTCGTAGACCGCAAGTTCAGGAAAGACTTTGCGAACAAATTTATTATGCTTTGAGTTATATACTTGATACGGACAATGTAGCCGTTCTCATAAAAGCGGAACACACTTGTGTGAAACTGAGAGGAATTGAGGATATAAATTCTGATACTGTTACCTGTCGTTTGGGGGGAGATTTCTTTGAAGGCGAACTGAAACAGGAATTTTACCAAATGATAGCGATTGGATAATTATTAGGTTTAGGTTAATGATTGAAGTAGAACTTCTGACGTTGTTACTCCCCAGCAATCCGGCTGGGGATTTTTGTTTTGAATACAGTGACGAGGGTACACTGGGAACACACTCTGTAATTATCAAAGGTGTGCAAGAGGGTTCCGACTGGTATTTGTCCGTCCGTAGTGAAATTCCGGGTAGACTGTTATGGGGAGTAAACAGGCACAAGTTTACAGGAAACTCCTATAATGCACTGGTTGAGGGCATAAACATAGTCATTCTTGATTTGGTTAAGGCTGGTTTGCCGGAATACCATGTAATGCTTCTTAAAGGTTGCAAGCGTTTTGTAAAATCAAAATAATTTTGTATATTCAAGTAAACCAATTAATACAAATATGGCACATTCAATAGCTGATTTTATACGCCCATTAGAAAGGGGTTTGAGAGGAAGCGCTATGTGGCTTCCTGCTGGTGAAACAGTGCTTCCTGCCGGAGTAGCCGTAAACGCATATAGAAATGACACATATTTCTTTTTTGAGGTTTCCAAACCTGTGCACGTAAGAAACTCTCCAAGTTCAACTCCTGTGTATATTGAGCCGGGAACATTGTTTTGCCCGAAATTTGATGTTACACAGTATGGTTACAGAAAGTTCTTGCTTTCCGAATGTCGGCTGCTTACAGCAGATGAGTATAAACAATATAGACGTTTACCATTAGTATGAGTGAAGATAAAGAACACATAACAACTATAAATCCCACCGTTTTCGGAGTGGGTGCTTTTTATGATGTCACTAAAAGTTTCATAGTAAACCAAGGAACATACATAGTGGCTCAATTGGGTTCAAGCAAATATATGTTTGAACTGGCTGACCCTGTTGATGTAAGTAAATCCGGAGCAAAGATGATGTTCGTCTACTATGGGAGTGCAATAGCGATGCCGGATGAAACCGACCCTCTGGAGATTGTTGAAATTCCTAGTTTCCCTGTGGATAAGTGCAGGTTTCCGACTAAGGAAGAATTGGAAATATATAAAAGCGCCCCTACATTATGATTACTGAGTTACTCATAGGAATAATAGCCCTTTTGCTGCTGACAGATTTGCTTATTGTCATATTCTTATGTAAGTACGTGAAGTTGAAAAAGCAAAAGGAAAATGAATACTATACGGACTATCTACATAATAATTTAGTCCTAAGAGTTTTCAAGGCTGAATTTGAATTTCAGGCTGTATCTCCCCTAAGAGTAACCAAGATACTTGACAGGGGGAATCTCAATATGTATTATTTATGGATATTATTTGAAAGATGAATATAAACGAAATTGCCGAGCACGCTTACAAACGTGCGCTTGAACGTGGGAAAATTACCGAGGTGTCTGCTCCTATGAAACGGTATGCAGAGTGTACAAATAGTCTTAAAGATGAATTTTGTGAACTCCTTAAAGCTAATGAGGATGTTTCTTCCGAACATATTTCGGAGTATTCCGAAGTTCAGGAAGAACTGGTTGATATACTTATTGTATGCCTTACGGAGTTACACCGTAGAAATGACAATGTAGAAAGAATAATAATGCGTAAATTAGATTATAATGACAAAAGGATTGATTGAAAAACCATCGGACGCTTCTTCAAAGTTGGTGCAAAAGGCATTGGCTGACCAGCGTTCAGTAATTGAAACGTATCTGTTTGAGTATTGTGAGAAAAACAACATACCGGAATCCGAACTGAGAGGACGGTTGGGTATTGTAAGTTGTACCGAGGACCGTTACATCGGAGTTGTAAACTGCACCGAACCGGACAAAATACTTATAGGGGCGAAAATAGAAAAAACGCTTGAAGGATTCCATGTGTCCGTATTCGGTTCCGAGAACCTTGAAAAAGATTATCCCAAAACTCATTTTACTGTAAAATACTTTATCGTATGATGGAAACTGCTTTGACCACAAATTACGTAACTGACTGGACTGTTATGAAAGAAGATTCAGTACAGTATGACAAGGAAAACATTCCTTATGTGTATAAGGCTATACTGCACATACAGGCTGAAAAAGGAGTGAAGTATCAGCCCTCCGTTGGAGAAATAAACAGAGTAGCATCTTATATACGAGCGTCACAATGAAAGGTTATTGCACAATCAATTCGGACGCTTCTGTTAATCCTGCTACTGGAGAAGCCGGTTATGCGCTCTGGATTAATTGTGATTTAGTCACTGTAAAAATATGGGCGCCGTTCAAGAATCGCACGTGGGATTCCAATATTGCCGAGATATGGTCTGTAATGAACGGGATACACTGGGTGATGAAAAACAAAATCCCCGTTGAGATTCTTGTTATCAATGTGGATAACAAATGTTGCAGGGATATAGTAAACAGGAAAAAACATACGTATAAAAATGAAGCAATTGAAAGATTGCGTATTGAAATGCAGAGTATTCTTGATAGGAATTTTCCCTCTTATTATGCGAAGAACATACGGGGGCACATGGATATAAAACATCCGAGGTATGCTGTTAACAGATGGTGTGATGAATATGCCCGTAAGGCTAGAATACTGAAAATCTGTGGGAAATCTGTCAATAATAAGACTCCTTAGGTTTGTTTATTTGAATTAATATTGTATATTTGCTCCATATTTAAACAGTAAATATTATGGCTAATATTAATAGAGATACCGTAGAACGTATGAGGGCACTTCTTGCATCATGGACAGTGTTCTACCAACAGACCCATGTATTCCACTGGAATATTGTCGGACCAAGTTTTAATGAATTGCATAAATTGTTAGAGGAGTTGTATAATGAAGCCGTATCAAATTCTGATAGTGTTGCGGAACGAATCAGGCAGTTAGGCTATCCCATCCATCTTACGCTGCCCGAAGCCGCTTCACTTTCAGAAGTTGAAGGCTCACAAGATGCTACTGAACCACGTGCTATGATTGAGGCTACTTTGATAAGTCTTATACAACTTACAAACTTGCAGAACGAAATTTATTCGGACGCAAATGAACAGAACGATTATGTCACTGCGGATTTAATGACACAGCTAAGTAAGTGGAATGAATTGAAAAGCTGGTTCCTTACCGCATGGACTCAAGATAAAATATAGTCTTTTAGTCGGTGTTTATAATTAGCTTTATTTACATTTGCCTTTCCCAAAGCGTTGGGAAGATTAGTTTATTTAGTTTATACACAGAAAGGAGTTGCTTGTGAAAGTGGCTCCTTTCATTTTACTTTGAGTAAAAACCTTACTCAACCACAAATTTGTATTTAAAAGACTCGAATTGATTAGCCCGTTTTGTGCGTGAAAATAAAAATTTCCGCATAAACGGGTTTTTATTTTGACTGTCAGGTAATTAAGTAGCGGTAATAAGGAGTAATTATATTAGGGTAGATTATCTAACCAAGCAAATAAGGGGGTAAAACTGCGGTTTTATATGTAACTACATGGGAGAAAATGCGCGGAATCTCCGGAAACCCATTCGCGGGTTAATGTTTTTACTATTAATATATCTATATAATACTATATATACATAACTATACTATTTATAAGTGTGACACAGACCTTGTTTAACCACAGATATATTAATAAAAGATTATTCAACCACAGATATACCTAAGCGGGAAAGGTAAAAGACAGCTTTTTGCTGTATAATTAGCGGCAGTAGGGTAGAAAATCGCTGTAATTTGGCTAATTGGCGTGTTATTTTACGTATATAGATAATAAGATTATCCATGTTATACCGGAATTTCCTAGGAAACTACTTATTTTATACAGGAAGATTGTCCATATAGGCGTTTTTATTACTCCAGCATAGGGAAAAACGAGGCTTACTTTGATATAGGTAACCAGCTTAATTTAATTACGGGCGTTTTTATTTGGCTATTTTAGATTCTAATTTAATTAGCCAATTGGATAACCAGTCACGCAGATAATTTTTTGCGGATAATTTTTAATTAGCTACTATATATTATATAGACTGGAATAACTTTCCGGCGTTTTTGTTTTTCTAATTAGATAGATTAATTTTTCCGGCGGTTATTTTTCAGAAAAGAACAGTTACTTTTATCACGGATAGAACACAGACAGGGTTGTTACTTTGAAAGCAATGTGTGTGGCAGATATTTGGATGGAAATAACCAGAGGGATGTGTGGCATTTCACCTATGGTAGCTCGAATAGACAGCCCCCACCCTTAAATGGAATCGGGTACGGGAAACGGACCGGGTGGTTGACGTAGGTTAGACAGTAGATTTTGGAACCTGTATTTTTTACTTTGATAAAAATAAAAGTAACTGTGTGGCGTGTGGATGATGTATGGATTGTGTGTGGAACGGTGTGAGTGGTGTGGCTTGTGTGAAAATTGCGGGTTTTGTGTGGCATTTGCATATTTGAAAATAAATACTTCGTGTGCGAACGGGTGAGTGTGCGGAGTTTTGACGGGTGTGAAATATTTCGTATATTTACTTTGATGAAAAGAACTAAATATTGACAATACGATAAAGGTGCAGGGAACTTCGTGGCAATTAATATTAATAGCTATATAACTATAAGGAATATATAATATGATACTTAATATTATTGTCCGGACGTTCCTGTCACTGGAAAACGGAATGAATTTAAATTAGAAACATACTGCTTATGAAAAAGTTTACTTTTAGCTATTACAACCCTTATGAATATCCGGATGATAGTACGGCATTTGGAACGTGTAATGAAGTCCTTGCACCGTCAATAACAGAGGCGTTTGCCCTTGTCATTGACAATGTTCCCATTGAATGTCTGGAAACATTAGAGATAAACGGCATATCTTTCAAAGGCTATGCAGCTTCAACTCCTTTGAGGGATCAGTTAAAGGACCGATTGTTTACCATGTTCGTTAAGGGAGAGCTGCATCTGCTTTCAGACGAAACATTTAAAATCATAAGAAACCTATGAATTTCAGATATACGATTTACAACCGTGTTACCGGACTGCATACGGAAAACGAGTGCGAGGCTGTAAACGAAAAGATGTTTGTCATAACATTACTGGAAACGATGGGTCCGGAAGATTGGCAAAATACCAAAGTCATGTATAAGGATAGTACGGACGAGATGGTTTCGCTTATGAAGTGGGTAATGAAATACGATTGTTTTAATCTTGCAAGAGTCAAACTGTTTGAAACTTTCGCTACCGGGCATATCCGGATATTGTCACGTGAGGATTATAATTTGCTTGTCAACCTGTAAAACGGTGCCTACCAACGTAACCGTACGTACTTAACAAATATTAATATAGTTACCTTGAAAAAAGTATCTTACTATTTTGTTATTCCGAAAAAAATAACTACTTTTGTATATCGAAATAATAAACGTAGTATTCACCACTAAAAGACAAGAAAGATGAAAAAGAAGTTTAATGCAAGATTAGGACGTATGGTAACTTATAACTTTTACCCAGTAAAAAAATTCGTTATCGAGAAAATCAATCCCAATGGAACACTTGATTTGGCAATAGGTACTTGGAAAATATTACACGTTAAAGTTGAAGATGTTTGTCGCTAAGAATTATTTTAAATGAACCAATTGATTACGACTATGAGAACAAAAGCATTGACAGTAGACGATTTGATATTCGAGATTCATAAGGCAAGCCCTACCATTTCCGTTTACACACTCCGGACACTGAATGAGGAAACACTTTTGAAAATCTACCAGTGGGCATGTACGCCCGACCATTCGGTAAAGATTGTCCGTGACGAAAGAATGTACGACAATAAGGGCAATGTGGTTCCGGAAGAAACCGTGGATGAGGAACCGGATGTTCTTGAACCCTACGATATGGAGTATCTGAAAGACAAGTCCGAAAGCGGTTTCAAGCTGTCACGCACCGAGGAACATTTCATGGCGTGCGTCAGAAAGCTGGAAGATGAGTTGAAACGTCAGAAGGTGAAGTTCGAGTGGTATGGAAGATGGCAGTGCTTCCGCATATACAGGTACGTTTCCGATTCGGAATTTCCCACTTACCGTTACGTAGGGTATGATGTTGACAACAAGGATTTCTTCTATGGTACGGAAGACGAGGACATCGAATACGGACGTGACGTTAAGGTTGTGGTGGAAGCCGCATACAAATGGCAGACATCGGAAATGGTGTTGAAACAGAAAAGAGTAAAAACCAATAAAAAGACAAGAAAATGAAAAAGGAGATTCATTGCACGATAGGCGGTGTGGAGCTGCTACGTGAAGAGGTGGAGATGATGTACTCCCAGAAACTTTACATCGTGGCGTACACAGGCGTGTATCAGATATTGTTCAGTCAGGCGCAGGACCGTTACCACGGTCAGAAGGTTTACAGTGAAAAAGGTTTGTCACGCAGGGGCAGGTTCTACACAATGACAGCCCCACAGGTGAACGAACTCATAGGAAAGGACTTGTTGGACGAAAACGTTTATTGACTATGGATGCTTCATTGTATGCAGTATTGTTCGGAGCGGTGGGCGAAGCCCCCACTCCATATCCGCTTTACCAGATTCAGAAGGTGGCTGACGAGTTCGAGGGTATATTCGGTATCAAGTTTTCCAAGGTTCACGACAAACTTATGAGCGTTGTGTTCAGACTGGTGATAATAGACATATTCGCCTTTGACGACTGGCTGCATGAAAAGTACGGTAACTACGAGGAAGAGGGAAAGTCCATGCGTGACATTGTTACGGAACACTATGGTGAGAAAGGAATGAAAATGATTTTAAACTTAATCGGATAATTATTATGAATACAATTTGTGACTTTATAAGCGGAAGATTCGGGAACAAGGTTCTTATTTCCCCTATCAGAAAATGGTGGATGAGATTTTGGTATGCAGTATTGTTCGTTATAGGTGCTATGCTGCTGGGAATGTTCCTGCAATTTATGACTGCATTGAGCGACTTTATAAACTATGTGGTATGGGGATAGATACATATACGTTTGAAGTGGACGGTGACATGATAACGTTTTTCCGCTCCCCGAAAGGAAGCTATTCGGGAAAGTTCAACAGGATGGTGAAACTGGCTAAACTGTTTACCGGACTTGATTCCATGATGGGGCGTATTGCAAAAAGGGGAGAACTTGTAACACTGAACGCCCGGCTGGCGTGTGCGTGCCGGCTGATGCTCCATACGGGCATCCGCATAGGGAACGAATCTTCGGCGGAAGGATACATGACAACCGTAAGCCCCTATGACAAGACACGTGAACCGGAGTTCGTTCAGACCTACGGTCTTACCACCTTGCTTCCGGAACACGTTACACTAAGAGGTGGTAAGGTCTATCTGAACTTCTTGGGGAAACGTTCCGTAAAGAACAGCTTTGTTGTAACCGGCGACCTTGCGACCCATGTGGAGAAAATCAAACTTACCGCACAGCCTCCGGAAACGCTGTTCGAGATAACCGCCTATGAGTTTACCAAGTTTGTCAAGCGTCATATAGGAGCAAATTTCACTCCTAAGGATTTGCGTACCATGAGAGCCAACATCGAAGCGTGGAAATCATTCAGCCGGCATAAGGATGAACTGATGAAGGTTAAAACCAAATCCGCTTTCAATGCTTTAGTGAAACAGGTGTGTACCGATGTTTCCGAGAAACTTAACAATACGGCATCGGTATGCAAGACCAGCTATATCGACCCGTACCTTTGGGATTATATGTATGATGTTGCATTTCCGGAAAAACAAAAATGACATGGAAAGATATTTTTTGCGTTCCGACGGAGATAACTTTTGGTTTGTGCTTATATCCGATAAAGTGGAAAGCTATATGTATAAGTTTACAGTAACCGAAAACGAGCCTCCCAAAATGTACCGTTACGTTGGTAACGAGCCGATTGATTTAAGTACGTTTCATGAAATAACTGATATAAACCAATTTTCCGAACTCATTATTACTATATACCAGTTTGTGCACCTGTTTAACGCTGCACTATCAATTAACAAATATTAATATAGTTACCTTGAAAAAAGTATCTTACTATTTTGTTATTCCGAAAAAAATAACTACTTTTGTGTATCGAAATAAAACGAACGGTCTATGAAGAAAGTTAGAATTAGCATCAGCATGGTTGACAGGAATACCATGTGTAAGGAAAGTGAAATGAACACCAGCGCAAAGAACGAAGCCGCTTTCATAAACAGGTGGAGCAAAAAACTCGGTGTATCTAAAGCCGCTTTTGAACAAGCCTATTATGTTGACGGGTTTGAAACTGACGGAATAACATCTGAGGAACGTAAGATGCTCAATGATTTATTGAAGCGAAAAAATTGTGGAGCCGTTACCTTTTGCGATACACGGCATATCAACTGGCAGTCATTCATTAAACTTTATAGTAGGGAACTTTGATTCCCTGCTTACAATTTACCAAATGGGAATACAAGAAACCGTAGATTTGATTTTCATAGGATTCTGCAAGCCCCAGTTTTATAAACGTTCCGTATGGAACAAGGCTGTAAGGATATTGGAGTTCCTATGTGACAACACCGATGGAGCCGTTTTCAGACATGATTTCGGCAATGGCAAACAGAAGTACGACAGTATCGTACCAAGAACAATGGAACAGGTTACAAAGTGGGCGTACCTGTATAAGAATAACGCTCCGGCAACAATTAAAAAAGTATCAAATATTTAATCTCACAAATTATGGAAACAAAGAAATTCATCAGCACAGTAAAAGGATTCAGAACAAGATTCGGTAAAACTCCCAATGTGGAACTTGAAAGAAAACAGGTTGAAGGCATCGTTGAAAAAATGGGCGGAAAGATTGAAGTGTTCCAGCTTCTCAAGGCAGAGAATCCCGAACTTCTTGATTACGTCAAAGGTGTTCTCGGTATCGTCAAGGTGAAACCGGCGGAAGAACCTAAACCGTCTGCTCCTGTATCGGAAGCGAAACCCAAGAAAACCAAAAAGTCGGAATCCATTGAAGTGGCTCCATCCGTTAACGGTAAACTGTATGAGATTGACACGATAAAGAAAACCTGCCATAAGGTCATAGGTGATTTCTCCCAATTGGCTGATATTGTCGATACGGACGAAATGAGCCTTACCACTTACCAGCGTTATCTGAAAGACCGTTATTTCGGTGAGGATGTGACAATCAAGAAAGGGAAACTCCATTTCCGTGGATACCGTATTTCATGTACCAAGGAAAACGGGTTTATGATTGAGGACACAACCAAAAAATATAAGGTTGTAGACACACCGTTCGAGGGCATCCCTACTCCGGCTGAATTGGGAGATTTTTTTGAAACTTCAAGAGTTGAACATACATCTGAGGAACTTGCTGCTGCCGTTGAGCGTGGTAAGGAAGCCAAGAAATCCAAGAAGAAAGCTGAAAAGGAAATCGTGGTTGAAGAGGAAGAAGAACCGGACTTTGACCTTTTACGTAAGAAAGTTCTGAGCAAAATCACATGGATACGTAACGGTAAGCTGGCTGACTTTGACCCTATGCTGTTCGCGGATATGATTCCCTTTAGACGCTGGCAGAAAAACGTGAAGGCTCTTTTGACTGACCTTTCAAATCGCAAGATAAGATACAAGTCATTCCTTAACAAACTGGAGGAACTTACACGTGAGGAAACGTTTGAAACTCCCAGCAAGGAACCTACATATAAATTCGTGGGCACTCTGCTTCCGGAGTTCCATAATGTTGAGCGAATTGACGGTGACAAGATAATCGTTGACGGTAAAGCCATTCCGGCTGTTCCTTTCTTGGTTGACTACCTGTTACACTATTGTCCGGAAGCAATGTATCAGCTTATGCGGTTTGTCAAAGGTGATATAACCGCTACCCAGTTGTTGAAGAATCCCATTGACGTGGATAAGAAAATCGAGTTCAACAAGAAACTCATTGCGAATACCGTGGAGAACGTGAATATCATAAACTGTCTGTTCTCGGCTGTGGATTTGTATGCTCCCCAAGATATTCTTTGGGATGGTGTTGAAGTGGGTGACAAGATTCTTATCCTGCTTGACAAATGGTCTAAGAAAGAGATTACCGCTATTGATGAGGAAGGTATATTCTTCGGACGTGAGGTATTATTGAAAAGTGATAAATGGATAAAACTCGAAGATTAAACAATGAGGGGATTCCCACAGTAAGCCTGTCGGGTAATCCCCTGTTCAAAGAGTTCCTAGTGGATATGGCGGTTCTGCCCAAGTTTGATTTCATGCAGAGATACGGCATAGGAACCAACGCATACTGGGAACTCTTCTTTCAATTTGATTTGGACGAACTTGAGGAAGTAGTCAGAAAGTCTTTAAGTTCTTTGTTCACGGAATCGGGATGTATAAGACTGGACTTGTTTCGCTCCGTGTATATGTTGTATTCTGACAGATTAATAACAATCAATTTAATAAAGCTAGGTTATGAAAAAGATTTTTGCTGTTGCTGCCCTGCTAATATTAACGGGCAGTACGTTTGCCCAAACTAAATGGGCTGCCGAGGACATGGGAAAACTTATTCAGGCTCCTATGGATTCTGTCCGTATGTGCCTTAAAGGTGCTTACCATGAGGTGAACCAATTTAAGGATGATGTGTACTACATCTATTCACGTAGGGATAAGAAAAATGTTCCTGTGATTTTCAGATGCGGAGAAGGACGTGATTCCGTTACCCGTGTATGGTCTGTGGAATTTCCATCCCCTGTAAAGAGCAAAGGCTATAAGACCGCTAGTCTACGTGAGGCATTTTGGTTTGAATATTGGAAACAAGAATTAAAGAAGTAATACTATGGCACTGAATAATTACGTTACGGGAAACCGTCCTGTCAAGGGTAAGGAACTTACAGTTGAAGAAGCAAAGAAACTGTTCGTCAATTTCAAGGTAAGTCAATTAAAGAAAAAACAATGATAGCGCTTACTGTTATATTAGTAATCTTGGCTGCTACCCGTAAGAAACCTTTTTGGAGGTTCATCTTTTGGATGCTTGCCGTTTTATCAATTATATTATGATTGAACTGAGAAGTTATAATGTAGAACGTATATGGCATGAAACTGCCATCTGTACCATAGGTAATGAGGTTGGTGTACATAAAGAGATACTGGAGAAAAATGCTCCTGCCATACGGGAGATGGTTTCCCAGATAGAAACCGACAAGGACGGGAACGTTCCGTTCATGTTTTGCAATCACCGAAAGGATGGTGAGTTGTGGACACCATACCTGCAAATAGTCGAGATGCTAATCCGTCTTGGGAAGAAGATTGGTTGTGTATCATGGGAAGGTAACTTATATTCAGAAACAATAATTCATATAGATTATGCCAAAGAAAAAAGTAACTGAGGAACTCGAAGAAGTTCAACTGGAAGATGTGAAACTTGCGTTGCGCAATAAGATTAACAAGGAATATGGAAGTGTGCCTGCATTTCTGGAAACCGATTTCGGGAAAAGTCTTGGTGGTATGAAAATTCGTCCATACCTGTATGGTACAGGTTCGGTAAACTACACTATAATCGCCAAACTTTGCACTCATTTTGGTATTGGTTCTTTGACCCGTAAAGTGCAAGTAATACGTAAAACGTACTATTATATTAGTAAACCCTAAAAACGGTCTGTAATCGCTTAAAAACACTGTATTTATTTCCCTTGAATTTTGTAATACTCACTATATTAAAGTAGTGAGTATTATTTTTTATTCCTATATTTGTAGGCGTAGAAGTTGCAACAAAAATTTTGTAATGTATGAAAAAAGAAAAAACAATTAGAACTTATCAGCGTAAAACTAAGTCGGGTAAGATTACTACTGTAAAATCTCACACGGCTAAGTATGACGCTGCTGCGGAAGTAGCTAAAAAGGCTGCACGCAAGAAAGGGGCTGGTGGTGAATTACAGGCTAAGATTACCAAGATGCCAGACCCTAAACTTGAACTCCAGCAATATCTGGACGAACTGAAAAAGAGCCGTTCCGGAGCTTCTTCGGATACTACCAAGACTACGAAACCTGCTCCGAAAAAGAAATTGAAGAAACCTGTCGGTGGAGGAATAACCGGACTTGAACCTAGAGAAACCAAGAAAGCTCCTGCCAAGAAGCAAACAAAGCCGGCTCCTAAATCCTCCGGATTATCATCCACTGAATTTAAGGCATGGTATCACGACCCTAAATCTAAAGAGGGGAGAGCCGCTGCCAAAAAGCTAAAGGAACAGGTAGGTGCTGAAAAGTATAAGGAGCTTAACAAGAAAGCCAATGACAGCTACTCTTCCCGTGGGCATATCTCACTGTTTAAAAGTATCGGTTCGGACAGTACCTCTAAGGCTGCTCCTAAGAAACCTTTGAAAAAACCAGTAGGAGGTGGCATAACAGGATTGGAGCCTAATAAGAAAACCACAACAAAGTCTAAAACTCCGAAATTAAAAGATGTTGGACCTCTTTCCACAGGAAAAGTTATGCGGTCTAAAGCTGATATTCCTGCTAAACTTGCTAAAAGCTATGCAACTTTTGAGGACATCCCTTTAAAGCAGGCGTATGATGAACTTATGGTTGCGTCTAAAAAAGATTATAGACGTACTGTTGCTTTTCATAAAGGCCATTACTAGAAGAGAAAAATCCCAGTGTTGGCATTATTAAATAATTTCTATTATCTTTGTAGGTGAGCATCGGTAAAACGGTGTTCACCTATTTTTGTACCCAATCGGAATGAAATGCAGATTGTATCTTCTAATATAATGACAGCAGACTATGATAGGAAGTCGCGGACACTTACAATGATATTTGTAAACCGTCCGAGATGGGAATACCAATATTACAATGTTCCTCTTCCTATATGGACTAGATTTGTAAAGTCTGAAAGCAAGGGAGAATATTTTTCCGCAGTAATCAGAGATGTATATCGTTACAGAAGAATTATAAAGTAGAATTAAAAATCGAATCATTATGGCAACAGTAACTAGAGTATTTGAGTTTGACAGTGCACATCGGGTTATGAACGAGAAGGTGAAATGTTTCAATCTTCACGGACACCGTTTTAAAGTGGAAGCCACTTTTTCCTATATGGACGTAAAGGAAATAGGCTATGCCATAGATTTCAAGGAATTGAAGCGTGTATGCGGTGATTTCATTGACGAGTTTTTAGACCATGCCTGTATTCTTAATCCTATGGATACGGAACTTCTTAAATTGTGCCGTTCCAATAATTGGAAAGTGTATGAAATGGGGCTTGGTATCAAAACGGACATAAACCCGTCTGCCGAAAATATAGCTGGAGAACTGTTTACCGTATTCCGGAAGTTCTTCACTCCCTCGGAACATGGTATTCAGATTGAAAAGATACGCCTTTATGAAACTCCCAATTGTTGGGTGGAGAGTGACAGCTTCATACCCTATTCTAAAGAGTGTAACGTTTTTCTCCAAACATGGCGGAATATGAAAGGTAATATGTCTTATGATATAAGAGAGGAATAATATGCCTGTACGTAGTAAGAAGAAAAAAGAACTAAAGGAACAGGGATACGTGTTCGAGGCTACTGGTAAGAGCGTTTCCGAAATACATACCGAGGAACTGGTAGGTAAAACCGTGGAGTTTGATGCCCACGATGTAACCGCCAAGATTATGGAGTTCGGCAAAGTTCTTACTGGTATTTCCCTGTACTCCTATCAGGAAGATATAGCATACGGAATCATATACTCTGTGATAACTTTTTCGGGTGACGTAAAGACAGTGCTTCTTTCCCGTCAGTCGGGTAAATCCGAGGTTATGGCTTTTGTCATTGATACGCTATGTGTTATTCTTCCGGCATTGGCTTCAATCATTCCCGACTTGGAACAGTTCAAAACCGGATTCCGTGTAGGGCTTTTCGCTCCCCAGTCGGACCAGGTTGTCACTACCTATTCACGTTCAATGACCCGACTGAGGTCTGCAAATGCGGATATGGTTCTTACAGACCCGGATATTGACGTATGGCTAGAAAGTGTGGCACGCCTTGAATTGTCAAACGGTTCTTTTCTTGCCGGACAGGTTGCCAGTAAGCAATCCAAGATTGAATCAAAGACGTATGATTTGGTTATTGTCGAAGAAGCGCAGGATGTTGACGACCTTATTGTCAGCAAGTCTATCGAACCTATGCTTTCCTCAACCGCGGGTACTCTTATAAAGGTAGGTACAACAGGTATGACCAAGAACCATTTCTACTATGAAATAAAGCATAACCGTGAACTGGACAGGAAGTGCCTTGACCCACGGGTACGGCATCATTACGAATATGACTATAAGAAGATTATCGCCAGCAGACGGGAACAGTATGAAAAGGACGGAAAGAGATTCCATTTGAACTACGAGGCTGACATCTATCGCAAGCGTGAACGTTGGGGTGAGGAATCACAAGCGTTCAAACTTGCCTACGCCCTTATTTGGGATATTGAAAGCGGTATGCTTCTTACGGATAAGGAATTTAATGGAATCATAAACCGCAAGTTGGGATTTCAGGTTCCCAATGTTACCGATTTTGTTGTGGCTGGTTTGGATATTGGTAAATCTCCTGCTGAAACAGTGCTTACCATAGGTAAGTCATGGAAAGACTTGGATGAACCATTCAAGAATCCGTATAAGCAGGTATTATGCTGGGCGTGTCTTGGTGGTGCTGACTATGAAGAACAGCATCATATACTTCTTGACTATATAGCCGAATTTAATATCGCCAAAATATACGCGGATTATACTGGTGTGGGAAAGCCCGTTGTTGACCGGCTTATGTATGCCTGTGGTGAATATGTGGACATAACCCCATATACTTTCACCGCACAGAGCAAATCAGACATGTGGTATAATTTCATCTCTGATATTAAGACACGCAGACTTATAGTTCCGGCTAATAAAGTGGTGAGAGGAACTTCCGAGTATTCCAAATTTGAGGAACAGATGAAAAACTGCCAGAAATACTTCAACGGCTCCTTTATGGTATGCGAAAAAACGGAAGGGTATTTTGACGATATGGTGGACAGTGCGGCACTTATGTGTCTTGCTGCAAATGAGGAAGTGGAGGTTAAGGAAGAAATGGAAGTTTCCGATAACCCCCTGTATGGCGGAATAACTGAAACAATTAACGCAATAAAAAGACATTCATACTAATGGGAATAAATGTAGGAGGTATGGACCCTACTGGTGGTAGCTACAGCGGTTATCCGGGTTCAAAATATTGGAATGTGGACAGTCGTCCACTTAGTGAGGCAACTAACGTTTTACGTAGTTTTGTATTGCAGAACATAGTGCAGGACAATAAATGGGAACTTGACAGAATCACCAAATATTACCTGTACTGGAAGTTCTATGACGGGATGCACTATAAGGACTTCAATGACGGGATGCTTTCCTTTAATTATATAAAGGCGTTTATTGATAAGGTCAATATGTTCTTGCTGGGTAATGAGGCTTTTACTTTCCATGTGAAGAGTTTCTACTCCGACCAGATTGACCGTGAACTGGAAAAGATTGCCGAGGAACTTATGATGTATCATTGGGGCAAGTCACACAAATTACAGTTATCCTATGAGATGCTGCAAATGGGTGGTATCACAGGTGACTGTTGGCTTATGTGTGAATGGATGCCGGAAGTTCAGGACAGATATTGCAAGGTTTCCGTTCTTGACAGCCGACAATGTTTTGTGGAATTTGATAACGGCGATTATAATAAGGTGAAATCTTTCTTGGTACGTCAGCCTTTACAATCCGGACCCGACCAGCCTTATAAACTATATGTTATTAAAATGAGTGCGGAAACTATTGAAACTTGGTATCAAGTGGATGTTAACCTTGAGGAAAGTAACGTAGCCAAATACAAACATACCGAGGTTCAAAACAAATACGGGTTCATTCCAGTAGTGCATATAAAGAACAAGCCCAATTCTTCCGGATACTATGGAAAGTCTGATGCCAATGATATTCTCAAGATAAACAAGATTTATAATGAGGTGATGCAACAATTGAAAGCCGTGATTGACTACCATGTTACTCCGACCACGGTAATTACAGGTGCTTCCGCCAAGTCATTGAAAAAAGGCTTAGGTCAGATATGGTCAGGGCTTCCTGCCGAAGCCAACGTATTTAACTTAGGATTGGATGTTGATTTGTCCGCTGCCGTTAATTTTGCAAAAGACTTGAAAACCGCAATGCACGAATTGTCAGATGTTCCGGAAAATGCGCTTGGTAAGATTCAGGCTATAAGCAATACTTCTGCTGCGGCATTGCAGATTACCTACCATCCGCTTATACAACAGGCTAACATAAAGGCAATGACTTATGGTGAGGGTATTTCACAGATGAACAATATTATTTTCCGTATTCTTGAGATAGAGGACCCGGATAACAAACGGTTTAAACGGATAAAGAAATTAAGTCCGGATTTCCTTTCCGAAATGCAGGTTGAACCTGTGTTTGCTTTCGGTTTCCCCAAAGATAAGATGGATGAACTGCAACGTGCACAGATGGAGTTACAGATGAAACTTGGTTCACGTAGGGAAATCATGGAACGTATGGGAAAACAAAACATACCGGATTTGCTTAATGAGATTGATGATGATACTGTGGCGGAGGCAGTTTTACAGGCACGCATAGCTGCACTAAGTTCCGCAGGTGGTGAAGAAGCCCCCAGTACGGGTAATGAGGAAAACGTTGATGAAACTCCGGATGAATTTGGTGAAGAACAAGGCAGTGAAGAGTTCTAGGAATTAATTTAAGTAGGTTTTATTTTGTCAATTTAGAAATAATTCCTACTTTTGAACGCTATCAGTAATAAAATAACAAATTGTTTCATTTTAAAAATCAAATGTTATGGCAGGATTGCAAACATTAGACCCTAAAAATCCCGAAGCATTACATGACATCGGGCAAAATAAGGGTATGCAGGTTGGCGAAAAATTCGTCAATCCGGGTACGCCTAGCGCACCGTTGGTTAGTAGAGAACAAATGACCCAAGCCACAGTAAAGGGCAACGGTAATAATGTTCTGAAAGACAACCTTATTAAGTAGTAGAAATCTAATTGTTACTTTTAATCGTAGAAAAAATGAACGACGAAGAAAGAAGAAACGTAAGCATCCCAGAAAGTGTTACAATTAATGGTATTACTTATGTAGTGAGAGATACCCCCGAATTGCAGAAGTTCATGCAGGCTGTATCTAAAGTTGAGAAAAACAAGTTGTACTCCCAGTTTGAGTCTTTAAAGAATCAACTGGAAGATTTACGTAAGGTACAAGTGGTTCCGGATTCACAAGGTAGTGGTGCTGGAGTCAATGTCAAGGAAATCGTAGAAGCGTTGCGTGGCACATTCGTTACACGTGAAGATTTGGAAACCTCCTTGAAAAATACCGTATCTGAGGTAATCAGTCCTGTTATTCAAAACTCAGAGGAACAGAGAAAGCAAGAATTGGAAGCATATCGGAACTCAATTATTCAGGCGCATATCAATGAGTGTATTCCAGAACTTGTAGAGGGTAATTCCAAGCAGGAATTGGATGCTTCCTTAGAGAAATCCATCCAGTTACGCAGCAAATATCCAAGTCCTAGTTCCGCAGCAGTATTGCACAGTGAGAAACCTGTTGTTGACCCACTTATTGCAGAACAGATGCGGAAAGAGAATGAAGCCCGTGCACAGGCTGCATCACCAACTCCAAGCCCTGTACCGGCTGCTGCTCCTGCACCGACAGTTCCACGCAGAGAAGCGCCCGAAGTTTCAGGTCCTACAAGCGTAAAGAATATGCCAATGTCTGAATTTGCTGCTCGCAGAGAACAGCTTGAGGCAGAACTTCGTGCTACTTATGGAGGTGTAGGTCCTACTCAGTTATAATAAACAGTTTAAATTAACAAGTAAAGATTATGTCAATTCTATTTGTATTAGTGCCAATGTTATTGGCAACATTAGGATTCCTGTTCTTTGGTGATACTACATCGGCTGGAGTAAATGAAGGCGGTTATGTGGCTATTCCACAGGCAGTCCGTGATTTCTATTCCCGTGAGGTGTTGTACAAGGCACAGCCTCGTTTGCGTTTCTTGCAATTCGCCAAAATCAAACGTGATTTACAGGCAGTAAGAGGAAAAGCCATTGTATTCGTTAAATACGATAACCTTGAAGGTGGTGGAGAACTTGAGGAAAACGATGTTCTGACACCGGAAGGAATGAGTACATCGGAAATTGTTGTTCCCGTTAAGGAGCAGGGTAATGCAGTACAGGTTACAGAATACTTGTTGCGTACTTCTATGCTTGATGTACTGGGGGATGCTTCCAAGCTGTTGGCAAATAACATGGCTAAAGTATTGGATACACAATTCCGTGATACTGTATTAAAGACTACGAATGTGGTTTATGGAGGTACTGCCAAAGCATTATCTGAAATGACTGCGGATAGTGCCTTTACTACAAAAACAGTTAAGGATGCCGTAGAAATTTTGGCTTCAAATGATTCTCCAAGAATCAATGGCGATTATTATGTTTGTATCGCATCTCCGCACCAGCTCCGTCAATTACGTGACGACCCCGATTGGATTAATGCCAATACCTATATGGGGCGTAGACAGTTGTATATCGGTGAGGTTGGTATGTATGAGGGTGTTATCTTTATTGAAACAACTCAGATGCCCCATTTAAATGCCGAACAAATCAAGACTAAATACGGTAGCGGCGGTTCTATCCAAGAAGGGTATGAAGCTGTATTCTTCGGAGAAAACGCATACGCATGGGGTGTGGCTCTCGATGTTGAACTACGTGACGATGGCGTTGTCGATATGGGACGTAAGCATACTCTCGGATGGTATGGTATTTGGGGAACCGGAATCATTGAAGAAAAGAATATTGTCAAAGCTCTCTCTGTATAACAGAGGGGCTTTGCCCATTTAGTAACAGTTAAATTTTTATCAATCATGGCAAAAAATAATCCAGAAGAAATCACATCAGCAATAGTAGACACTGAACAGGAAGTTACCGTAATCAAGAAATCTGCAAAGAGTGTTGCATTTTATGCCCTTGAAGATATTGATGCTTGGGTTGGCGGTACTCACTACCAGTTGAGAAAAGACAAGGAACATAAGGTTCCCGAAGATGTGGCTGCTATATTAACTAACAGTCGCAAAGGTTACAGACGCTAATAAATAATCATGGCCCAGTCTAAAGTTACTTTGAATGAAATAATGAAAGCGGTTAGGGAACTTACCTTTGACCGCTTCATTATTCCTGCTTTCGCTATCAAACAGATAGGGAGCGGGAACTTTATTGAAATTGACCCTAGTTTTGAACCGGAAATTTCTGACCCGAACGTAGAACCAGTCAAGGGAAAGCTAACCTTGTATAAAGTAGCAGAGGGAGAAACAGAAGAATCATCGAAGGAAATTATCGTAGAAATCATTTTCCATGAATACCCTACTATGGAAGATGTAATGGACAAACTTATCGAAGAAGGAATAATCGTAGCATATACTCCGTATTTTAGAGGACAGGAACCGGCTAATTCACTAATCAAAGTAAATAAGGAACTTACAGAGGACTTTACCGCTTTCAGAAGATACTTCTTTTCTGATTCGGAGATTGTGGAAATGATAAGATGGTACTATGCTAAGGTACTTGACATCTGTGACAAGGAAATAAATGACGAACTTATAGGAAAACTGAAACGCCCCAGTGAGAAACACTTGGCTATATGGGTTTCCTATTATTTGGTTGATAAAAGACGTTTGTATGAAAACGCTGCAAACGCTATCGGGCAAACTTTTACTGATGGCTCTGATTATACAGGTTCCGATGGCAACTCATCTCCTACTTCCACCACAGTTCAGATAGGTTCCGTGTTTACTGTTACGGAAGATACTTCCCAAGGGTATTTCTACGAGGACTTCAACCGTGTGGGTTCTGACAATACATGGGGTGACAGGTATTCGTTTTGGTATAAACTCATGCTCTATTTGAGAGGATTGCTTGAGGAAACTTTCAGAGATTATTCTCTACGCAAGGACAATGTGATTCCGGGTTACATACAATTGCAGAGAGAACTTGATTTCCGTGAATACTTTGACAGCTATCCCTTTACTTTATCTCCTTTATCAAGAGGAATTTTATCAAAAACACCATAAAAGGTATTCTTATGCTTATATCCAGAGCCAGATTTTTTAAATACCAGCAGGAGTTCTACAAGAAATTACAACAGACTCCTTATGAGGTAAGATTGGATATTATCTCTGTGACTAAGAAAACAACTGAGGATGATGTTTTCGATTTTGATTCTTTTGTGGGTGACAGTGATAGAATAACTTCTGAAAGCTATACATTCAGAGCATTATATGAAAAGGAGATTCCAAACCGCACCCGTGAGAAATATGGTCTGCCCAAAGAAGTGAACGGAATTGTTTACTTATCACCTAAACAGCTTGTTCCTAAATTGGGTGACTACCATCTCAATTGGAATAAAACCAAGATTCACTTTGAAGGTCATGTTCAAGTCATTGATAAGATTATTTATTTGGAAGAGCTTTACGGTAGTTGCATCGGTTTGCAGATATTCGTTAAGGACGACTTGAAAGGAGGATAAAATGGTACAGGTAAAAACTCATAAGAGAAAAGGACGGAACAAAGTTTCTGTCGTAAGGCGGCACTCCCGTAAGGATAAGGTGTCCGCTTTTCGTGGTGCAAAGGATTTCAGTACGAAACAACGTGATAAACTGGCTTCAAAAGGAGATGCGCTTCCGGATGGTTCCTATCCTATTGCAAGTAAAAGGGATTTGGCTAATGCCATATCTTCTTATGGCAGGGCTAAAAGTCCGGAGTTGGTAAAACATCATATTATGAAACGTGCCAGAGCATTAGGTGCTACCGATATGCTTCCGGCTAAATGGAAAATGAAAGATGGCAGAAACAAATAAGGACTTGAATCATCCTTGGCCTAAAGTTCCACGCTATCCGGATATTCAGAAGATAGCCCGTGAGGAATCCACTCCGCCACCGGCTTATCGTGAACGTAACGAGATACAGGATGCCCTTAACCAAGTGGGTGGACCACGTGGAAAAACCAAGAGCTGGTATCGTGATATTTATGAATATTACCAAGATAATGAATACTAATTATGGCAAGACTTCCCAGATTACCGAAATCAATGTTTCGTCCTCCACCGGGTTTTAAGAAACCTAAAGTAGAGGACTTTCGTTCTGATATGCAACGTGTAGGTGAGGAAATTGCCGAACAGTTCAAGGAACAGGTCATTGAAAATATTGAAACCAACTATTACGGTTTTGAGCTTGCCCAATCTACCATTGAGAGAAAAGGAAGTGACGTTCCGTGGATTAACTCTCATGAGCTGGTGGATTCAATCTATCGTGAAGGAACTGTTGTTTCTGTGGAGGACACTCCACGTGAGGACAGTAAGTTAACCAATTTGCAGCTTGCCATAGTGCAGGAATATGGTACTAAGGATAGACACATACCCCCAAGACCAATTTTCCGGAATACTTTTCGTGATTTTGAAAGTGACGCCAAAGACAAGATGCTATCTTTTTTTAAAACTGGTAAATTTGACAGTAAACATGGCAGCAGAAGTAACAATAAAGGAACATCGGAGGAAGAATAAGAAAGGTGAGTGGATTACCGTAAAAGGATATACCCGTCGT